ACTCATTTAGTAATTTTTTGGCTATTTGCAATCTTAAATTCATAAATGATAACCATTTACTATGTCTAAATGAATCATCTAAACCTACTCTTGAATCATCATATGTTAAACTATTGCATGTGTTATAGGGTGGATCTATATATATTACATCTATTCTTTCTTTGTGAGTTTTCTCAAGAAGTTTTAAAGAATGCAAGTTATCACCTTCTAAAAGGAAGTTATAAGGCAATGATGAGTCAGAAACTATCTCTCTGGTTTTATCCTCAGTAAAAACCGGAATATTATCAACAAGCATTTCATCAACTTTTTCTGAATGTTGTTCCCAAACCAAACCATATTTTTTATTTGTTATTTCCTGTTTAAGTTTGTTTAGGGTATTTAAAGATTCAAAATCATTAGCATCCAGTTTTGTTTTAAGTTTTTCAATTTCATTAAGAAGTTGTTCACATTTGATTTTAGAAAGATTCGCCATTACTGTACCTCTTTTAACTTTGATACAGTATTTATGCTGAATTGAAATATATGGAACTTTAGATTGATAAGGATAAGAAGTTAAAAAGAGTGAAAGGAAATTTGGTAAGGCTCTTACCCCCCGTTTGATTAAAAAGTAATCTGATTTCATTAATGACTTTCCTGTTATTTTTATTGATTTTTAATTAAAAAGTTTAAAAAAGTACTTGACAAATACAAAAATATTTGATAATATATAGGCATATTTCAAAAGGGGTTTAAATATGTTTAAGATTATCAGAATCTACAATCCAAAAGGTTATAACTATACCGGCAGAAGAACCGCAACAATTAAAGAATATGCATTCACTGACTATGTAATCACTGAAAGTGAAGATGCAGAAGTTCTTGAAAAATCAACCGAGGATTTCAGCAACGAACGTGTAAAATCATTGAAAAAGTTTACTGTGAAAGTCTGGGACAGTTTAAACAATAAATGGAAAATTGTTTCAACTAATTTAGTAAATAATTATGACAAAAAATCAGTATTGCCATTGATGCGTAAAATATACAAATATTCTGAAAATGTTAAGATTTCCTTTGCGGGGTAGATTATGGACAGAAACGATTTTTTAAAACAGAAAATTGCACATGCATGTGAGATTGCAATCAATTCAAACTCTGCAGATAATGATGAGAAAGTCTTTATCGATTCTATCAAACATGCAATTATTAATGATACAATTGATTGCAGCAACTTATTGCCGTTTTTGAATGATTTCAAGGAATCACCAGTCCTTGCAATTTTAAAAACAGATATTGCAGATGCAATTGAAGCAAGCTACAAAGTTTGCAAAGAAACGGATTATTAAAGAAAAATTTTAAAAAAGTACTTGACAAATAGTTTTTAATTTGTTATTATATATACATCGAAATGAATGAGGGACTTGAAAAATGGAATTAGCGGAAAGAATTATAGGAAATCTTAGATACAGTATTAAAACTAAAACTTCGCAGAGCATTTTAACACACATCATCAATGCATTAAACGGTGACAAAATTCACTTTTTCAGTGCATGGCATCGAAGAGGCGGATGGTCAAATCTGAATGTTGTTCCTCAGGCACATGATGCTTATGAGTTAATGCGTAAAGCCAAGATTAAAGTTTCAACAGGCAACGATGCCCCAAGGGGCGGTTCTACAGGCAACTACTGGGAAACAGAAACAAACCGTGAACTTGCAAAAGAACTTGAAAAGTACATTGTATGATACAAATTAAAAACATCATTGATAGCTTTCCGTAAACTACCCCACCCCATGAAGGGGTGTGGCTTTCATTAAATAACAGTTTACCAGACTAAGTTTAGAGAAATCTAAACTACGATGTTAAGGTCATGCTACCTTTGGTTGACGCATCAGATCAATGCTCTAGCATCTTAAAAAACTGATAAGGTTGAAGTAATAAATGCCTTACGATAAGATATGACAAGCCTTAATGTCATTGTCGAGATGAAGTCGGATTTTAATTGTGGTAACAGCAATTAAATACGCATAACTAAGTCTTAGGACTTTGAATTATATTCTTAAGGAATAATTATGTATTTAGTATACGTAAAATCTAAAAATGGAAAACCCTTAATGCCTACTAAACGGTGTGGTAGGGTTAGAAAGCTGTTAAAAGAGGGAAAAGCAAAAGTGATATGCAAATGTCCTTTTACGATTAAACTTCTTTATGACAGTACTGAGTACACTCAAAAACTGTCTTTGGGTATTGATGTTGGTTCATCACATATCGGTTCTGCCGTTGTTAATGAAAAAGGCGATACTGTTTATATGGCTGAAACAACAATCAAAAATGACATAAAAGATAAAATGGAACAAAGACGGATGTATAGGAGACACAGACGTTCAAGAAAAACTCGTTATAGAAAAGCTAGATTCTTAAATAGAAAGAATAGTACTAAAAAAGGTAGATTACCACCTACTTTAATTAGTAAAATTCATTCTCATGTAAAAGAGATTGAATTTGTTAAATCTATTCTTCCGGTAACAGATGATGATCTAATTTTTGAAACAGCTAAATTCGATATGCATTTATTGAAAAATCCTAAATTGCATAATGAAAAATATAGACATTTTGGTTATCAAAAAGGTATACTTTATGGGTATGCTAATGCCCGTGAATACGTTTTAGAACGAGATAATCATGAATGTCAAATATGTTGCAAAAAAGAAGGTTATAAACGTAAAAATGGTATTCGATTAGAAACACATCATATTGTTTATAGAAGTCGGGGTGGAAGTGACGATCCAAGGAATTTAATTACTGTATGTCCAGTATGCCATCCAAAAATACATGATGGTAAAATAACAATAGACATTAAAGGAATGCCTTTTGGGGTTTTAAGACATGATACTCATATGAATATAATCTCAAAACGATTAGTTGACCGTTACCCAAATGCAATAGAAACATACGGTTATATAACTAAACAAAATCGTTTTGAAGCTAAATTGCCTAAACGACATTATATAGATGCATGTATAATAGCTAATGGTGGACCAGATGTTAATTTTAAATCTGATATAGTATATATTAAAAGAAGTGTTACTAAAGGTGATTATAGACAGACTAACGGAAAACGGTCTGAAAAGCGAATGAATAGAGGTAAAGTAAACGGTTTAAGACGTTATGATAAAGTTCAATATAAAGGTAATATATACTTTATAAAAGGTATTGATAGCAAAGGTTATGCGACTTTAATGGATATAAACAATAAAACAATTAAATTTCCAGATGCGCCTAAAAGAGATAAAACACCTAAATTATCTAAAATAAAAAGGATAACTGCAAGAAACACATGTCTAATAGATATAGAAAAGGTTCACATTGCATATACTCGTTAAAGGCACATATAATTTTAGTTACTAAATACCGTAAGAGAATATTATATGATAAAAATTCATGGAAAGTTTATCACGTTTGAAACTCGAATATTTGAAATTCCCGAACAAGGAATCGAATTGAAAGTATTTGCAAATAATGTTTTTATTATATATTATAATATATATAAAAATAAAAAATATGATTTCGATGTGATTAAAAACGAAACAGATGTAATTGAGTATATTGAAAACTGTTTAAAACAGAATGGTTTCACACTTTTGAACGGGTGGTAAAAATGGTTGATTATGGTGAAATTCTTATAAACGGTAGATGCAATCTAAACTGTTTTTACTGTTTAGGCTGTGAAATGGATAATGATGTTTATAAACCGTATAACATGCATTTCAACGAGTGGAAAAACTTCAAGGAATGGATTGCATCCCTAGAGGGGACACCTAAAATCTATATTTCAAGTACCAACTCAGAGCCTTTATTATATCCTTATCTATCTGAACTTATTGAATATCTGCAGTATAATGGATTTAAAGTAGGTATAAGAACTAACGCATCATTACCTAAGATGGATATTGTAAGCAAATGTGATGAAGAGATTTCAGTTAGTCTGCAATCTTTAGAACCTTTTACATTCCAGAAAATCACCGGAAAATTATTAACTTTTGATATCCTTGATAATATTAATAAAATTGAATTAAAAGATGGTGCAAGTTTAAGAGTTTCAATAGTTGTTAATAGATATAATGAATTTGAAATATTTTCAATTTTGAATGAACTTAAATCTATTGAAAAGATTTCATATGTTCAATTAAGAAAAGTTTATAAATTCATAGCTACCGATGATTTCCATGATGATTTAAATGCTTATCTTAGAATTAGCAGTTACATTAAGAATGTATATCAGAAAATTGGTAATTTCAAAGAATCTGAAATCTTTAATGTGCATGGATTACACGTATCATTATGGAATGACGTTTTTGCCAGTCACAGTATTAAATCAAGCAATTACTGGACAGACGGTAGAATGACTTTAAATAACTTGCTTGTTCCGGGGTATTCAGATGCAAAAGGTAATTGATTTTTACAAAACTTATGATGAGTCTAAAAGACTGACTTCCGACAACCGTCATAGATTAGAACTATATCGGAAACAATATCTATACAAAAATCTATTACAAAATTCAAAACGAGTTTTGCAGATTTCCTGTGGTACAGGAATACATACAAAATTCATTCTTGATACCTTTCCAGATATTGAATTATTTGCATCAGACCTTGTACCGGAACATTGTCAAGAAACAGCAAAACTGAAATACAAGAATCTTAGAGTATTTCAATGGGATTGTAGCCAGAAAAAGCCAAACTTTATACATAATATCGATACAATCCTTGTTGAAGGTGCATGGTATCATCTTAACAAAGAACAAAGACAGTATTTGATTGCTAATCTTATGAGTTTAAATCCATCTTTAATAGTGATTGACTTCCTTTCCGAGTTGCATGAAGTACAACAAAGATTGCTGCAAGATAAAAAGTTTATAAACCCCGAAAACGGAATTAGAGAACCGTTCTTTTTTGACAATCGAGATGATGCAGAAAACCTCGCATTCAGAATATATGCAAACAATTATAATCTTTCAATCTGTCCGATTGATTTAGACCTAAGATTTGGTTACGCAGATTTAAACAATGTTCCAGAAGAAGAATTTTTAAAGTTTGTTGAATATCTTAATAATACTATAAGAGTATCAAAAGATTTTGAAACTGTGAATTATACTGAGCATGGATGTTATATAATTAGATAAAGCTATGTTGTAAAAGTGTATTGATGTATCAATCACACAATTATGAATTTTGATATACTAGAATATATTGAAACTGAGGTGACGTATGGCTGATAATACTAAAATTAGAAAATCAATTAAATCATTTATTGAAAAGTATAAAAGCATAGAAAAATCCGAGGGTAAAATATCAGAGGATTCATACCGTCTTAACTTCTGGCTTCAATTATTACAATCAGCTTTTAACTTTAATGGTATGGATTATCTTGATTCAGAGAAAAAAATTAAAGATCTAAACAATAATACTAAAAAGATAGATATATACATTCCAAAAACACGGGTACTCATAGAGCATAAATCATCTGATATTGATTTAAACAAGCATCAACCCAGTCATAACAATTTAACCCCGTTTGAACAAGCTAGGGAATATCAAACGTATCTGCCTACAAGTGAAAAAGCTAAATGGATTATTGTCTGCAATTTTAAAGAATTCCAGATCTATGATATGGACAGTAAACAACCTTTAGAATCCAAGATTATAATCAAATTAGATGAACTGCCGAAACGATATAATGAGTTAAAATTCATAGTTGATAATACAGTAGAAAGAATAATACAAGAAAAAGAGATTTCAATTACAGCCGGAAAAATAATAGGCGATATTTACAATCTTTTACTAGATGAATTCACTAAAAAGGGGATTACCCCATCTGAAAAAGATTTGAATGAAATCAATATAGTTTGTGTAAGGTTAGTTTTCTGTTTATACGCAGAAGATTCTGGCATGTTTAATGAACATCAGCAATTTGGAAAATTCCTAGTAAAATATAAAGACGATCCTAATATATTCAGGAAACAGCTAAAAGAATTGTTCACTGTATTAAATACAGAAACTAAAGACCGAGATCAATGGTTGGAAAAAGAACTCAATGATTTCCCATATATTAACGGCGGTCTATTTGCTCAAAAAGCTAACATTCCGAATATATCAAAAGAACTGATTGATTATCTAATCAATAAAGCAAGTTTTGAAACAGATTGGAGTCTGATTAGTCCGACAATTTTTGGTTCAATATTTGAAAGTACATTAAATCTTGAAACAAGAAGAAAAGGTGGGATGCACTATACTTCTATTGAGAATATACATAAAGTTATAGATCCCCTATTTTTAGATGATTTAAAAATAGAACTTAATGAGATTTTAGAATATAAGCAGGAAAACGTCAGGAATACAAAATTAAGAGAATTTCAAGATAAAATAGCAAGTTTAACATTCTTAGATCCCGCATGTGGCTCAGGAAATTTTTTAACTGAAACATATCTTTCGTTAAGGGATTTAGAGGATAAAATCCTTATAAAATTATACGGTGCTAATGAACGAGATGAATTTCAAACAAAACTTGCAACTACTGAGGATGCTCAAGTTAAAGTTTCTATAAATCAATTCTATGGTATTGAGATAAACGATTTTGCCGTTGATGTAGCTAAAACTGCGTTATGGATTGCTGAATATCAGTGTTTACAGAAAACCTTAGAAAAAGGTATTAACACAAATGTACAAACTTTGCCTTTAAAATCAAATAACAATATTATTGTTGCAAACGCATTAAAAATGGATTGGAATGATTTAATCCCTAGTAAAGAGTTAAATTATATAATGGGTAATCCGCCTTTTGTTGGGAAAAAGGAACAAAGCATAAAACAAAAAGAAGATATGTTATATGTATTTAGAGATCTAAAATCTAGTTCAATTTTGGATTATGTTTCAGCATGGTTCTCGAAAGCTGCTGACTATATTATTGATAGCCAATGTGCATTTGTTTCGACAAATTCTATTACGCAGGGACAGCAGGCACCTTTGCTATGGAATTATCTACTCAATAAAGGTATTACTATAAACTTTGCTTATCAAACATTTAATTGGCAAAATGAATCTAATAATAAAGCCCATATACATTGCGTTATAATTAGTATATCTAAAATTCCAAAAGATAATAAATTTTTAGTTGATTGTAATAATAAAAAAATTAATGTTTCAAACATCAATTGTTATCTTAAATGTACTTCATCAAATCATAATCATTATAATATTACTTCTAGGAATAAACCTATATCCAATTGCATTCCTATGATCTATGGCAGTATGCCAATAGATGATGGGAATCTAATAATAAAAGATGAAAATGAGTATGATTTAATATTAAATGAAAATCCAAACAATGCAAATTTTCTAAGAAGATATATAGGTGGGAAAGAATTTCTAAATGGGATAACGAATTGGTGTATTTGGTTAAAAAATATTGAGCCTTCAAAAGTAAGCAAATCAAAAACAATATTGCAAAGAATTACTAATACTTATAATTTTAGAAGTTCAAGTTCAAGACCAGAAACAAAAAAACTAGCTGATTTGCCTTATCTTTTTGGCGAAATTAGACAACCAGAAAGTGGTAATATACTTGTCTTTCCAAAAGTATCTTCACAAAAAAGGTTATATTTACCATGCGGTTTTGTTTCCAGCCAAATAATTATTAGTGGAAGCGCACTAATGATCCCAAATGCAGATATGTTCCACTTTTCTATCTTAAGTTCGGTAGTTCATAATGCATGGATGAGATTTGTTTGTGGAAGAATGAAAAGCGATTATCAATATTCAATTAATATAATATACAACAATTTTGTATGGGTAAAACCTACCGAGCAGCAAAAAGAAAAAATCGAAAAAGCTGCACAGTCAATTTTAGATGCAAGGAATAAATATCCTGATAGTACACTTGCAGATTTGTATGATTCATTAACTATGCCGCCGGAATTACGCAAAGCGCATGAAAATAATGATAAAGCAGTACTTGAATTATACGGTTTATCAAAAGACAGTACCGAAGCACAAATGGTTGAACTATTGTTTAAACTTTATGATGCTAAAATATCAGGAAATAATAATACAAAATTAGAACTGTTATAATATCAATACACCTTTACAACTTTAATATACCCCCATAATTGGGGATATTCTTAATCAAACCCCCTCTTTCTTAATCAAAAATCAAGTTGTCAAGATTTTTTTATAAAAATTTTTAAAAAAATATAAATAGAATTATAGTAATAAAGTTTCAGGTGATGTAAGAACTACCGAAATTGATTTTACATTACTGTTTTTTTAATATATTAAAATAAGAGGAGTCCTCAATGGATATTATCAATGAAGCTACCCGTAAGGTGCTTAGTGAAAATTATGCTGATAAAATTTTAACCAGCACAAAATCAATCTACAAACCATTAAACGAAGAAAACAGTCGTTTAATGAATGTTCTGTTAAAGAATACACAGAATGCAGTTCGCAGAATGATTAGCGAAGGTACTTATACCAATGACGTTGCACAGTTTACCCCTATTCTGCTGCCAATGGTTAGACGTATCTATCCTAACCTGATTGCAAATGAATTGCTTGGTATTCAGCCAATGACCATGCCTACCGGCTATCTGTTTGCACTTGTAAACGAATACTTAGGTACTGGTTTACATAAGACTGCATCTGATACAAAGCCACGCGGAGTTGTTTATCAGTTAATCGATGCAAATGGCGATCCAGTTGATGTATTAAAAGATGGTGTTATCAACGTTGCCGGATATGCTACAAATGCTCAGAACCCAGCAAACGGTCTGAACGGTGCCAGCGTTGGTGCATCAAGCGGTGATGAACAGGTTACTACTACTGCTGGTACTTCAATCGGTGGCGGTTATGTAGTTTATTCTGAAGAAGATAAAATCCTTGTAACATGGGATGGTGTAACAGCTAAACTTGCAGCCGGTGATGCAGTTCCGGGTACAAACTACACTGTAAGAAACGTATGGTCTAATGAAGCTTGCTTCAATCAGATTTTGAAATATTACACCGGTGATTATCACTATGAAACAAAGACTGTAACCAATGCTCAGGGTAATACTGTTACACAGCAGGTTCTTGTTAAAGGCGGTTTAGCAACCCCATTGGCAGAAAGACTTGGTGTTGACATGAAGGAAATTGGTTTCACCATTCAGAGAAAACAGGTTGAAGCTAAATCAAGAGTTCTGAAAGGTCGTTATACCATTGAAATGTTCCAAGATTTACAGGCACAGCATGACATGGATGCTGAAACTGAAATGATGAACGTAATGGCTCAGGAAATTAATGCTGAAATTGACCGTGAATGCGTTGAATTTGTACGCTCTGTTTCTCAGTGGTTGCCAGATACAACTTTCGGCGGTTTCCATACAACTACCCCTAACATTGCAAACGGCGGTGTTGCAACCCCTACATTTATGGTTGACGGTCGTTGGGAAATTGAACGTTATCGCGCTCAGGCAATTCGTATTGCTAAAGAAGCTACTCAGATCGGTATTGAATGTAAACGTGGTCAGGGTAATGTTATCCTTGTTTCACCAATGGTTGCTACAATGCTTGAACAGACTGCTAAATTCAATCTTGCCCCAGCAGGCGATATTAACCAGCCTGTATCTGGCGGATTTGCCGGAATTTATGATAACCGTTATCGTGTAATTATCGATCAGTATGCTACCGATGATTATGTAACTGTTATGTATAAAGGTGCTGATAAACGTGACGCTTTAGGTTTCTTTGCACCATATGTGCCACTAACATTTACAAAGACGACAAATTATGAGTCGGGACAACCTGCAGTGGTGGCCCGCACAAGATATGCGTTGGCTACTATTCCGGGCATTGAGAATGCAGATAGCGATGACCGTGCAAAACAGTATGCTAGGTCCTTTTCGGTGGATCTAAATAATTCTGTTCTTAGACACTAATCACATAGTTCATTAATATCACCTTATTAATATATTCAAATCTCCCCGAAAGGGGAGATTTTTTTATATAAATATCTTGACTTTTAAAATTTATGATGATATTTTAGAATTAAAATTGTATTAAAGGAATTTTGAAAAATGAAAAATAAAGAATTTGATATTATTAAAGAATATGTAGACCAAAACATAGACAGTCCTGATTTATTATCTAACTTAAAGAAAACGATTCAAGAAAAGATTTCAAAATACTCAGTCAGCAAGATTTTAAACATTTTAAAAGCAAATGAAAAGTTCAAAGACTTATTGAATAAAACAATTCATACAGATGATACCAAACTACAGGCATTATACTTTCAAGACCTTTTAAACTACTGTCCTATGTGTGGGAAACCCACAGCAAGTATCTATTGTTCCTCAAAATGCAGCAATCATGATGAGGTCACAAAAGATAAAATGAGAAACAGTTTAAAGAATACCTTGAAAGAACGCTATGGAGATGATATTCAATCGACAAGTCAACTCGAATTTGTAAAAGAAAAAATGAGAGCAAACTGGAAAAATGACCCAGAAAAACAAAAACAGACTTGTTTATTACGTTACGGAAATGCAACTTATAATAACAGTGAGTTAAGAGCGCAGACAAACCTTAAAAAGTACGGTGGAGTAGCACCTCTTCATAGTAAAGAAGTACAACAAAAAAGCAAAGAAACATGTCTTAAAAAATACGGATGCGAGAATCCTTTACAGAATGATAAGGTGAAAGAAAAAGTTAAACAAACATGTCTTGAAAAATACGGCACTGGATGTGCTTTGCAGAATGAAGATGTTAAAAACAAATGTAAAAACACTAAACTTGAAAAATACGGTCATCCTTATTATTCAGACCGTGAAAAAGCTAAACAGACAAAGTTTGAACATTATCATGGGGATTTTTCTAAGATTAGAGAAAAGACCCAAGCAACATGTCTTAAGCGGTATGGGGTAACAAGCCCTAACTATGTGCATTTTAAAAATTATGAATTACTCAATGAAGAATATGTGCGTAAGAATTTCATTGTTGACGGTATCTTTATGCTCAAACAATGTATGGCATTTTTTAACATGTCTGAAAGCGGTGTAACATTATATAAGCGTAGATTCAACATTACTGAGCCAAATGATGTCATAAACGGAAGATCGTATGCAGAGATGGAACTTGCAAAATTTGTAAGTTCTTATACTGAAATTTTATGCAATTCAAAGAAAATAATTGACGGTCTTGAAATCGATATATACTTGCCGAAATATAATCTAGCGATTGAATATAACGGAATTTACTGGCATTCTGCAGATTATAAACCAAAAAATTATCATTTAAACAAAACAAATAGATGCAAAGAAAAAGGTATACAGCTTTTCCATATATTTGAATCTGATAATATGGATATATGGAAGTCAATGATTCTAAACAAACTTGGGAAATCCGAGAAAATCTATGCTAGAAAATGTGAAATCCGGCAAATTACCGATGCATCAATAATCCGTGACTTTGAAAATGAAAATCATCTGCAAAGATATTGTGTTTCATCAATTAATTATGGATTATATTATAATAATACCTTAGTTCAGATAATGACTTTCGGTAAGCCTAGATTCAAATCAAGATGCGATTTTGAACTAATCCGTCTATGCAGCCTTAAAAATACTGCAGTCATCGGCGGTGCAACTAAACTCTTTAAGCATTTTCTAAAAGAACATCCGAACGCATCCGTGGTTTCATATGCAAACAAAAGGTTTTCAGATGGTAAAATCTATGAAATTTTAGGATTTAAAAAACATCATGAAACTGCCCCGAATTACTTATATGCTAACTATGAAATTGTTCTGAGCCGGTATCAATGTCAAAAGAGATTTTTGTCAAAAATCCTTGAAGAATACCATCCAGAATTATCTGAAGTTGAAAATATGGAATTGAACGGTTTCTTTAGAATTTTTGATTGCGGAAATTATGTGTTTGAATATAATTCCCAAATTCATTAACTCATTTTAAAATCCCATGAACGTTAAAACATTCGGAGGATATTTTATGTGGTTGGAAACTCATATCAATACACCTTTCAAACATGCAATAAACTATTAGGAAACTTAAATAGTTTATTGATACTTTGAAAGGATTTGATTACTTTTTAGCCACTTTTATTAAAAATTTTCAATATTTTTTGCATAATTTTTTCATATTTGATATAATATGTTTTATTTTAAGCTTAAAATGGAATGTTTAATATGATCAATGTAAAAATACTTGCAGATTCAAAATATAAAGACAATCGTGTTATCACGTTTGAACTTGAATACCCTAGACAAATTCATTCACAAGTTAAGACACACCGGATATTTTCGAGTAATTCAGCATCTTCAAGGGCAATCCCTTTGGATAAGATGATTGAACTTGTTATGAATAATCCAGTAATACCGACATGGACTAAAAATCAGAAAGGTATGACGGGTGCGCCGATTGATGCAATCTCTAAGGGCAAAGCAACCGATATCTGGTTACATGCGTTATCAAATGCTGTTGATTCTGTTAAAAAACTTCAGGAATTAGGAATCCATAAACAGAATGCTAACAGACTGTTAGAACCTTTCCAGCATATCAAAACCATTCTGACCGGAAATGATTTTGATAACTTCTTTCATTTGAGAATTGCCCCCGATGTTCAGCCGGAGATGTGCGAACTTGCTAAAAAGATGAAAGATGCTTATGACAAACATACACCTTATGAGTTAAAAGATGATGAAGTCCATTGTCCATTCTTTAAACCTGTAAATATCAAGGACATTGATACCATCTTAACAAGTGTTGCACTGTGCGCTCAAGTTTCATACCGTAAAGAGAATTCCGAACCCGATACAGTTAAAAGAATTATCAATATGCTCTTAACGGCAGAAAGACTTCATGCAAGCCCTTTTGAACATATCTGTAAACCAATGACTGCAGAAGAAGTTGCTTTTGGACTGCAGAAAGGCAATCTGAAAGGTTTTAAACAGTTACGTCATGCTGTTGAAGAATTGCCGCCGGAATATAAAAGCTATGATGGTATAGTAGATTATTTCAAAAAATAAGATATTTTTTAATTAATGTGAACTATTGCAAATTTTGCAATAGTTCATTTTTTATTATACATTCTGACACTCCAACCTTGATTCTTCAGCTTGAATTTTCTGTTTGAAATGCTCAAAACCTTTATCATCAATATACATGATGACTCTACGATTCACAAAATAATCAATAAACATGCTTCTAAGGCTTGCAAGTATTTTAGATTTGCGCTCGTATGGCAGCTTGCTTTCATTTATAAGTGCAATTGTTTGATCGAAATAATCCACAATCATTTTTTAACCTCTTTATCTTCTAAATAATCTAAAAGTAGATCCATGTTATCCTCTGCATTGCAGATTTCAGCAATAAGACGTTCTACAATCTGTCTTATATTCCCCGGAAAACTATCTGAGGATGCCATTAAATCAAGCCTAAGTACGCAAAGTCTTGATTGCATATCTTCCAAATCCGGTCTTAATAATTCAGTACGTGCAAAAATATCAAACATAGAAAAACCGTCCAATGAAGTAGTATTATAAGTATTTATTTTTCTTCTATAGGTTCTATTTTGATATGTGGGATGTTTTCCATAGCGGTTTTTGCCTGAATATAATATGTGAGCATTGTATCACGCACATGCTCTAAAGTTTCTTTTGACTTAGGATCTGCAGTATTAACGGTTTTCAATTCCTTTTCAAACTGTACCATCATGTAGGTGATACCGCTTAGTTTTTGCATATACTCATAAATTGCACACGGATCTTGGAAATGTTCCTGTTCCACATAGCAAAGCATATTATGTTCATCATGGCAGAACAAAACACTCTGCAATCCAGTTCCTTTATCAACCATTTTTTAAATTCCTTTTTAAACTATAAATAGTATTATACACGTTTTCAAAAAATAAAAAATGTGATTTATATCAATTTTTTTAAGATTTGAAAACACTATTATATACGTAAATTTTTAATAGGGAGATGTTATATGCCTAGGGGTAGACCTAAAAAGAATCTTGATTTAATACCGGAAGTAAGAGAAAGTGCCGAAGTTAGTCTGATGGAACAGATTAAAATGGAAATCGATGGAACTAAAAAACACATTTTAGAACTTGATTCACCGATTGATGCATTCTTAAATAATAATGTAGCAATTGATAGAAAGTTCACAGAAAATGAGCAGATTGCAGTAATCAATCTTATAAAAATCTTGAATCGATATATTTGTGATGTTAATATCACTAGAACAATCTGTACGGAACTGATTAAACATTATTATGACAGTGCCGAATTCAGATTATATAGTAAGAGATTTACAATGCTTAATACGGAATTAACGGTAGACAGATTCAGAATACCTTTCTCAATCAAAACCGTTGCCCCGAATGCAGCATATAATATAAGACTTACTAAATTTAAATATGATTATAAAACTAATGATTTAACTGAAGAGATTATCTGTAATTTTTAATAATGTTTGCAACAATTTTTAATGCGATTGTTTCAAATTCAAAACATCCTTATTCACCTTATGGTGATAAAACATACGATTTCAAGGTTGTTGAATTTGAAACAAAATATGATTTTTTACGTTTGCTGTCTAAATTTTTTGTTTTAAATATAAGTTTAGATGGCAAAAAAGTTCAATCAGTAAGAAGTGTTCGGAGAAAGACTGAATTAAAACAGTACTTTTCTGAAACGGCAGAGTACATCATCATTGATGTTGATGATGTGCATACCCTTGAAATGCGTAATAAGATTTTGAACTATTTCAAACAGTTTGACTGTATGATTTGTGAATCCAGATCTTACAATGGCATTGATAACTTCAATCTTAAAGGGATTCTAATACTTGAACCGGTAAAAAATGAAACATTAAAATTTGTTGCTGCACAGATTAAGCAACGCTTGAAAACATTCTGCAACTGTAACAGTGATAATGAATGCAACTTTGACTTAGCATCCTCGCATAATGTTAAATATAATGCACCGATTCAGAAGTTTAATGTGCTTCTTGAAAATTCCGGTGTGCCGTATAAGTTTGTTTATGATAACTCAATAAAGTCTTATAAAAAATCAAGCAAGTCAAATTTTGAGGTAATCTCAAAACAAGACTATTCAGATATTAAATGTATTGAAGATTTATGCCTTAAATACTTTCAATCTATCGGTTTTGAAGCCTTTGAAACCAGTGAGGATTGCATTAAGTTTAAACATCCGTCTGAGCAGAAAACCCCCGGCGGATACTTCTGGTTTCGTGATTCACCTTATATAATGCACCATTATAATGAGGTAAAGAATATCAATATTTTTGATATTATTTCAAAAATGCCGGAATCAAAGGAACTTCTAAGGAATGCAATCAAGTATGAAGATACTTTTGGCAAGAATGCTCTTTTGATTGATGTTAATTTCAAATATCTTGAATTGACCAAAGATATCCGTGATAATATTGATACCTTTTTAAGCAAGCCTAGCGGGGTTTTTGCAATTCGTTCACCAATGGGGACTGGAAAGAGTACTATTATCAATGAGATTATTGTCGATGCACTTGAGCAGGATATGCGTGTTTTAATCATTACAAACAGAATATCCGTTGCCGAAGATTTTTCAGAAAAATATCATTTAAAGTTATATAATAAAGATAAGTATAATATAAATGATTCTTTAATCTGTCAGTATGACAGCTTATATAAGTATAATATCAAGTATTTTGATTTGGTAATCTTTGATGAATTCATCTCTGTATTACTGCATTCACGGAACAACCTTAATAATACAATTATCAATCTTTCAAAGTTTTATGCTTGTTTTAAAACCCATGTGGTTATTGCAGATGCATTCCTGACAGGGTATGAAAATTTTATCATGCCTAAAAATGATATGATTGCTATTAATAATACCTATCGAGATGAAACTAAACTGTTTATGTATAATAACTTTAATTATTTTATATTAACAATTCTTAAAACATCTGAAAGGAACAAGATAACCATATCATGTACTTCAATCAAAGTGATTAAAGCCTTGAAAGAATTACTTAAAAAGTACAATTTAAGGGTTATAACATTGACTGCAGAAACTCCCGAAAGTACTAAACAGCTTATATATGAAAAGTTTAAACTTGAAGAAAATAATATCTGGGATGTCTTGATTTATTCACCTACCTTAACAGTAGGTGTATCAAATCTGAATAATGTTAAATGCCATTTCCATTATGACAATGCCATGACATGTGATGTAGTATCATCATTGCAGATGATTAAAAGAACAAGGAAAGCATCTGAAATACATTTATACATTAAAAACAGAATTAACTATGTAAAGACTAACTTCAATGATTTAAAAGATACCTATATTCATAATCTAGGCAAGGTTGCAGAACATAACGAACTGTTTACCTTTAATGATTATGGAGAGCCTAGATTGAGTAAAATCGGTAAGAATGCAATCAAGACTGATATATTCAAGAACATCTTGGAATACAACCATAAACAGGCTTTCTTATTTTTAGCACAGTTTAATTTTAAAGAGAGTCCGGTTTTTGTAAACAATATATATGAAGCAAATATCTTAAAACCGTATCTAAATACGGTAAAAGATGAAACTATGCAAAACAACCTTGAAATCATCGATACCTATTTTATGCTCAACGGTTTTGATTGCAGCGAGATTTTGACTATGTATAATGATAACAATCTAACTATCAAAAGGATTGAAAACATCTATACTAAAATCAAGCCGGAAACCCCTATAGATATTGTCAAAGAGATTGTTGTTCTTGAATTTACCAAACCTTTTATTGATAAATGTATAAAGTATATATACACATATAATCTAACCAACGGAATATACACAGATGATGATATTCGTAATAAGATTTCAGATTTATTGAATCATAACTCAAATGATGTTAATTACTGGATTTCATTATTAAAACTTGATAAATCTTTTGTACTTAAAGATTCTTATAATAAGAAGTTTGTAATAAATAATGATAATCTTAAAAAACTTCTTGAAGAATGCGGTTATAAGCTGTATAATAAAGATAATGATATTGTAGGTCTACAACGATATGAAGTAGACCATAATATACTAAAATACAAAGAATATGTCAAAAATTGTCCTTAGTTGTTATTTGCCATGCGAAACTATGTGAAAATATGGCATATATGCCATATTTTCACATTTATTTTACTTAGCTTTTAACTGATTTAATTCTTCTTTTAATCTGCTTATTTCACGTCTAAGGTATGCACATTCAAGTACAAGCGATATATTGCTACATGTGAACTACCCCACCCCGTAAAGGGGTGGGGTTTTGTGGGAATTATAAAAACATTTATTCATTCCATGAAATCGTTTCAACTTCTTCAACTGTTTCACAATTTGCGAGTAAATCTTTTAAATCCCAGTATTGATTATAAATTGCTTGAACGGCACTTAACATTATAAGGCTTAGTTCTTGACAATGCTCTTTATCAAAAACATGAGTTTCTTCTGTAGAAGAACGAATTGAAACAGTTTTAGCACCTAAATCAAAAGCTTTTAGAAGAACAATCATATTTGCCTGTGCTTCTTCATTAGCATCAAAAGTATCATTGTCATAATTGACTTTAACATTTTGTCTTTTAGCTTGCATTACTGCTTTTAGCTGAGCGTGTTTTTCTTCTTTTAATGTTTCTAGTGATTTCTTAGGCGCAAAACCTTTCAGGTAGGTCCAACCATTAAGTTCACTAACTTCAGTATCAGTAATAGCAATTGTATTATTTTGCCAACCTAATTGATGTGCAAGTTGTGTACTTTCAGTAAAACTACCTAAATGCTTATCATCATATAACTTATCATAGTAATAAGTATTTTCTACTTGCTCAAACACTGTTAATACTGTTTCTGTTTCTTGTTCTAATTCTTCCATTTTGTTTTCTCCTTAAACATTGCCTTGACATGGGAATATCGTCTAAAATCTCTATCCGTTATTGTATATAAATCTCATTGTATAAGAAGCACTTTCATTATAGGATATAATTGCATAATATTCGCCTTTTCTTACAGGTATACTACCAAATTGGTATTGATTCAAAGGTGGGGAAATGATAGTAGGATCAGCATTGAGATCAGAACCTAATGCACATACCTGAAATGTTCCGCTACCGCCGTGTTCTCTACACGCTACCCAGCCGTTATCTGGCGCAACACAATAATGAGCATAGATACCTACATTTGGATTAATTCTAGTGTAAGTTTTAACATTACCGCTTTGATCCATTGAACTACTGCCAATATGACCTATTCCAGTAACATCAAAACCATTAATGTATTTCCATTTGTTAGTTGATGTACCGAGATTGTATGTATCTGTAACACTAGGTACTAAATCATGTGCTGTAGTTGTACCCGTAAATTCTTTATTTCCGGCAACAGTTTGATTATTTGTTAAATCTACACACTGAATATTAGCAGTTACATCAGTATTAGAGTTAGATGTGAATGTAGCTACGTTAGTACCATTCTTTTGAATTTTAAGAGTAGCATTATTAACAGTAGGGATTGTTGGAAAATCCGTTATTTCACTTTTTGTATGGGTATGTGATGTAGGAGTTCTAGCATCACTTAATCTTGAATCATTACCTTCACAAATTGTATTTGCAGTTGTTCCGTATGACGGAAAATCTGTAATTTGTGATTTAGTGTGAGTATGTGAAGTATCAGATTTGCCAGTTAATAGGGTATCTACTTCTGATTTAGAGTACCCCCCCCCCCAATTGAGATGCTAAATTATCAATTTCAGAGATAGAATGGGTATGAACTGAACTAGCTTTTGTGTTTAATTGTGATGCAATAAAACTTTTTATGCGTTGCATAAGTTTTAATACACCATTTTCGGTTAAAATCATGTTTTTATTCCTTTTTATATAAGATTTTTTATTAATTATTATAATTATTATATATAGTATTTATAAAAATTTTATTTTTCATGCATTATAGAGTGTTAAAAAGCAATCTGAAATCGCTTTGAACCAGTTCAAGAATCCCATAAACTACCCCAAAATCAACAAAACTTCAAAAACATGCTTCAAACTGTTAATAAACTTTTGCGATTCTCAAATAGTTTATATGCACTTTGAGCAACTTTTAAGGTCTGTAACAGTTAAAAGCCTTTGCTTTAGAGCAATACAAGTGGTTAAAAAGTGAAAAAACCTTTCAAACATGCATTAAACTTTTGAGGAATCGAAATAGTTTATCGCTATTTTGAGGGGATTTTGATGTTCTTGCATAGGTGGGATACCGCTTAGATTTAATGAAAGTGGCTCAAACATGCAATAAACTTTTCACAAACTGCAATAGTTTATCGCTAGTTTGAGCCACTTTGAATGGTTTCTACCCCATTCTAAGATGCTTGAATACCCAAAAAGTACTCAAACATGCAATAAACTTTCGGCAATCATCAAAAGTTTACTGTATGTTTGAATAGAAAGATGGTTAAAAAGTGAGCAAAAGTGCTGAAACTGTGCATAAACTATTTGGATTTGAGAAAAGTTTATTAGCAGTTTGAGGGTGTTTTTGACTGTTTTAACTATATAGAGCAAGGCTCTTTAATATTAAAGAACCCCCAGAAAGTTCTTAAACATGCTCAAACTATCAATAAACTATTTAAGAATCGCAAAGGTTTATTGCATGTTTGAGGACTTTTGATTACTTTTTAACCGATTGTAATCATCTTAGAGTAAGGCTCTTTATATGGTTACAAAACCTCACAGGTGGTTCAAAACCATGAATAACGTTTAACAGCCTTGGAAAAGTAGCCAAAACAAAGAACTGCATCATTTTTTGATGCAGTTCACAATTTAATTCTTGACATATAACAAATCTGTGTTATTATATTCTCATTGAACCGAATTGAATTTTGGAGAGAATAAGAATATGGAAGTTAAATTTACACCGTCACAGCAAAGAGCATTTGATGTACTTGATGAATTCTGTAAATCAGATATATCGAAAGATAAGAACAAAAACGAAATTATTTTAACCGGTTCACCCGGCTATGGCAAGTCTTTTCTGATTAAAGAACTTAAGAACAAGTTCAGTAATATTGTAATCTGTGCAACTACAAACAAGGCTGCAAACTTAATCAATGGTGTTACTATCTATTCGTTTCTAGGTTTAACCTTGAAAGATGATTATACTCAAGGTAAATCAGTAATCAATTATGATAATGCACAGTATGTGCATGATGAAATTGTTGTAGTTGATGAATGTTCAATGATTAACAAAGAATTATTTTATGCTATGCATACCTATATGCAACAGTGTAAAATCATCTATGTAGGTGATTATTACCAGTTACCTCCAGTGAATAATGATGATTTTTCAATCTTTAGTCTTGGAATCAAGATGCTCGAATTAACAGAGCCATGCAGAACCGATAAAGAAGATATTTTAAAACTAATCAATACCTTGAAAAGCGGTATTGATAATCAATCTGTTTATAGGGATTTCACTCAGTCTGATAATATCAAAATCATCGATTCTGAGGAAGAACTTAACAACCTTTTAAAAGATTTTGACTTCAAGACAGATAAATGTCTTTCATATACTAATAAGAATGTAGAAAGCCAGAATTACCGTATCCGTGAACTGCAGAATAAATCTCACCGTTTCGGTAAGGATGATTATATCGTTTGCAAGTCTGCAGTTCCGGCATTTATTGATGGTCGTAACTATTTGACTAAAATTGAAAGTGTTTCAAGAATTGTTAAAGTTATCAGTGACAAAAAAGATGAATGTTCAACTATTAAACTCAGTAATGGCGGTATTTTCAAGGCTTTCTTAGTGCCTTTTAAATACACTGAAAACTTGAAAACCCTTGCTAAAATCGCAAAAGATGAAAAGAATCCAACGGAACGCAAGAAAAAATGGAGAGAATATTTTAACTTCAAGAACAATGTTCTTGATATCCGTGATATTTATGCAAGTACTGTGCATTCAGCACAGGGTTCAACTTATAATAATGTATATATAGATTTAAAAGATTTATTTATATGTACTAAAAAAGAAGAACTAGCAAGGCTTTTGTACGTTGCTGTATCAAGGGCAAAGAATAATATTTATTTAATAAACTTATAAAGGAAACATTGTGAATTCATATACAGATAAATACGGTAATTTTTATAGAAGTGTGACCGCGGTTCTAAGACATTATAATATTCCTAAACCGAATTTCGATGCAGTAAAAGCCACCGGCAAAGACATTAAAACAACCCTCGATACCTTGATTGATAAGGTTGAAACAGATTCCTTAGAAAAAATTGAAAGAAAACGTGAAAGAGCAAGGAAAGAACTTGAAGGCAATCTGTTTAAGGATTTGATTAAAAAAGGGATAACCCAAGAACAAATCTTTGAGAGATATCAGGAACTTGTTAAAACTTCCGATGATTTAAAAAGACTTAATGAAGATTATACATTTGCTATTTCATATCTGGATTTTTTATAATGCTTAATCCTATTGATATTTTATATTTTAAGATGGCGGTCGGTCAAGACCGCATCAAAGCTGAAACCCCAACGGATATCAGTGCAAGATGCCCTATTTGCGGCGATTCTAAATACTCAAAAAACAAGGCAAGACTTCATCTGTATGAACGAGATGGAAAAACTTTTGTAAACTGTTTTAATGAGTGTTCCTGTGTTAATAAAACGGTATTTTCGTTTCTAAGAAACTATTATCCATCTTTATATGACAGCTATAAACGTGAGATTTTCAAAGACCAGTTAAAAACTGTAATAGATGATTATTCATCTGATATTAATAAACTAGATAAAAGTATTAAAAAATCTTTAAGTTCTGTATTTGATACAGAAAGTATTGAAACACTTTCAATCAAGCCGGAAATACTGTTTAAACTTAACTGTTTTGCAGATGAACCAAATACTGTATCTGAATACTTTAAAAACCGTGGATTAACCTATAAACCGGAAATCTTCGGGAAATGCTTTATCTCAAAAACCAAGATTACTATCGATGATAAAAATTTTCCTTTAGTTAATTATATAATAATACCTTTATATTGTAATGATTCATGGTATGGATTCTATTCCCGTTCATTGACTGAGCATAAATTCTTTACCTATATTCCGGCTAAGAATGTGGGCTTTAAAGTTTGGAATCTTTATAATGTAGATGTGAATAAATCTGTTTATATCTTTGAGGGTATTTTCGATGCATTATCTGCATATCAGGCTGGGATTACTAATGTGGTAGCATGTTGCGGCGCAACAATTCCTGATAACATCTTGAAATCTTTTAAAGATGCTGTATTCTGCCTTGATAATGATCGAACCGGAATTGTTAACAGCCTTAAATATCTTAAAAACGGTTATAAAGTAGTAGACTGGCAAAACACATGCAAAGACTGTAATGAGATGCTAAATGCAGGAATTGATTTAAAATCTGAAATACTTAATAATACCGTCAGTGGTATTCTTGGAATAGTTAAAATGCAAACAAAAATGTGACAATATTTGTCACATTTTTGATAAGATTGTTAGGAAATACTATTTTTCCCAATATTCTGCGGCAATCTCTTTCCAGTTAACTTTAGCGATTGCATGTTTTGCAAGGGTCTTGATAATAGACTCAAAAACATCATTGTCTTTAAGTTTTTTGTCAATAATATCATCTAAGGTATCAACAACATCTTCCTCAAAGAACTTGATAAACTCACCCATTGTTTCAGAATCATCCATAATGCCGTTAACATCATGTTCAAAGCCATAATCGTTATTTAGGATTAAAGCAGCATCGTATGTTTCCTCATTAGTATATCCATTGTAATCCTCGTTGATATGCTCATTCAATGGTTTGAAAACCTCGTATTTGGTGCAGTAGCTTTTGAAATCTTTTAAATCATCGAAAGTTGTTATATATAATAAACCATTTGAATAGTTTTTATCATCTTTTAAAATATAACGCAATTCATCATCGTTGCTTACATGATGCTTTTTCTGGAAGGTACGCAATGTTTCTTCACTGAACTGAATCTTTTGAGATGCAGAAAAGATTCCATCACAAATGCCGGTCAATCTTGCATTCTGATTGAAACGGAATAGAATTCCTACTCTCTTAGGAACATAATCAGGATAAGATGCTTTGAAAGTATATAAAACATAATAATCCCCATTATCGGATTCTCTCAAAGAACGGTTTTTAAGATATTTTTCAAAACTCATTTTAATTTCCTTTCTGTTAAAAAATTATTTTATATTATATATTTATATAATATATAAAAAATTGTGAAATATTGATACTTTTACCGAAAAATTTTTGTGAAATATTGATATCAATCCCCCAAAACCATATAATCCGGCATTTCCAAATCCAAAGGCATATAATCATCATACTCATTTTCAAGCAATAATGATAATGTTTCAGATGCATTATTTCCTAAACCTCGTTCATAATTGTGCAATATGATTGCTTTTTGAAATATTGTAATCTCATGCTTAAGTCCATCTGCATCATACATGGATTCTTTAGTATTTAGGAAACGAATCAATGCACGTTTTTCAGATTTTGTTAAAAGCCAATCTTCAAATCCAATGTTTTTGTGGAATATATATCTAGGGTATCTGAATTGTATTCTAATAACTTTATCTGCATTGTTTAAAATGCTTGCGTTGTATAGTTTAAAATATTCATCCCCGACATGGTGAATATCGGGGTTGACAGCTATAAACATATTTGAACTTCTTGAAACCGTTGACATCTCATCGATTTCAAGAAAATCTTTAAACAGCATTCTCAATAATCCTTAATTTACTTTGAACACATATGCTGGCAGCATTTCATGCTCGTTCTTTTTATCTAAATAACAGGTTTTATCGCCTTTAATCTTTGTCATACCGGCTAAAGTGCAACCACATTCTACAAATGCCATGCAAACTTTCACACTACTACTCCATGTACTAGACATGGTGAATTCAGTGATATCATTTGCTCTTAAAAGTTTAACAATTTCCGGGATATCTTTTTCACATGTGGTATCATTGAAATCAAGAATCTCGTTGCCGTTTTTGCGAGCATTTGCATATTCACGATAGATTTTCCAAGCGTGTTCGCCAAGAACTGATAATTTATCTTTAGCAGTATTCCAAACGTTTCTGAGTTCGGTTTTCTCTTCTTCAGTCTTTGCAACCTCGTATTTTGCCATTGCATCAGATTCAATCTTGTAGGTTTCTTCAAAAATGTTCATAGTCAATTTCCTTAGTACTCGTTGTTCGTTTCAATGGTTTTATAATACTAAAACTATTATAAAAAGTCAAATGAAATATATTTAAAATGTGATATAAATCACAATAATACTTTAGATAATAAAAATCCGTGATTTAAAAATCACGGATTACTAAGATTTTCTACCAATCCGTTAAATCTACTGTAGTTTTCTTTAAATTTATATTAAGAACTTTCATAATGTTTTGAATAGGATTTATAAATGTTTTTTCAAAACATACATCATAATCGATTGTATTCTCAATATAAGGAAGTATAGCATTTGAAACAAATGCAACTTTGTCCGTATGAAAGTTATTAGGCTGTCGTAAAAACAGTATTTTACATTTATCACCGCCTTTGAGTAATGAAACTTGATTTTCAAGTTTATTAGCTTTTACATACATATTATGATAGATTGCTGCTTTCGACATCCATGGAATGTCTTTATCTGTAAGACTGTAGTTTACAGATTTAACAGAGCCGTTCATGGCTAAGTCATTGATATTTGCATGAATAAACTGCTCTCTTACACCGTTAATCCAGTCTGCAACGGTTGATGGGTCGTTTGTTAATATGTATTTCAAGGCTTTAGACAGATATTCTTTGCACCAGTTAGGTGTTGTTGCTCTGGCTAATTCAAGACCCATAACTTTAGAATGCAGATTACCCTCAGAGTATCTAGTTCCCTCACTGTCAATAACATCTGCAAAGTATTTTTTCTTAGCCACAAAGATTGCTGCAGTCATGATATTTTCACGTTTCATACCGATAACACTTGAATCACATGCATTGAACAAAGTTGCCATGGCTTTGATTGACTTTTGAATCACCGGCTGCATATGTTCATTTTCAAACTTATCTGCATAGTTACAGTAATCATCTAAAGATTCATCCTTATGTGTTGCAATATACTTTTGCATAATAGGATTTATACCTACATAGAATGAGTCAGTATCCCCATACACAATATAAGGGGTTTCAGAATGTTCCATATTTTGCAGATATTTTTCCATATTGTTAGCACTAAGTTTGATAAAATATCTGCCGTTGCCGGTTATTGCCTGTGCAATCTTTTCATTAAACAATACGAATTTCGGCTTGCCGAACGCACCATATAATGAGTTCATAAGAATCTTTTGAACAAGCTGTTCAGTTTCATAGAATAATGCTAAATCCTCGCATTTTTCCATCAAAGATGTTAAATCATCTTTACTTAAAGATGCATACTCAGATTCGGTATATTCTAAAGGGTCTTTCAAGGTATGCTTTCCTGTTACAGATGCAGTATCTAAACATTTTTTAAATACTTCATGCATTTTTTCATAAGAAAGCATTTTATTTTTATCTTTTTTACGTCCATGATAGATATCAAGTACCAGTTTAGGTATAAGACCGATTTTTTCATTACTGAACAATGCACCGTTAATACCCATTGAAAAGTTATACTTTTTAAGAAGTTCAATGGTTTTGAGTTTAACTTCATTGCTCAGATTTAAACAACGGTCTTCATCTTGATCTGTATAGTAAGTAAGAATAAATTCTCTTAACTCTGCCGGTGCTTTCGATAATGGTACATAAGTTTCAGGACTCATGTTGAAACTCACCATTGATAACAGCGGATACATTGAGTTAACATCTTCAGAAACTACCCATTCATGCTTGCCGGTAACTGGTTGACGTACAAATCCCCCGATTACATTTGCTATTGTTTCAGATAAAGTATGCGGTTGATCTACCAGATGAAGTTTATAAAATTCATTAAGAATGTATGCACCCCAAGGCTTTAAGGTATAGATTGATTCACCTATACCCACACCCATTCTACATGCTTTCGCACATGCGATATTTGTTAAATTCCTTACTTTATCTATAAGTTTTAACAGATAAACATCTTTTACACCGTAATAAACAAATTGAAACTGTAATAACTCATTTAACTTTTTCTTTTGTTCATCTGTAATAGTATTATTTTTTTCTGAAATTTTTAACTGTCGGATTTCCTCTCTGATTTGATCTGCATAAGGTTTATCACTAATGATATAATCCTTGCCGGTATAAAATGAATCAAATGAGGTGAACTCATCATGCTCAATTTTACCTTGCTTTAATTCAATTTGTGAAATGTATTCAAGGGAATATGACGGTTGATTTTTCATTACCACGGATTTGTAGGCATCAATCATATCGATGAAAAAATGACCGCTTGAACGTAAGGTAATTTTCTTTTCGTTATTATCATCAGTTCTTATATCTAATGATACATCACCGTAATTTGATAGATTGTTTGAATCAAGTCCTAGTTTTTTGGCACGATTATACAAGTATGGAAAGTCAAAGTTATTTCCATTCCATGCATAGACAATTAAAGGATTTAATTTTTTGAAAATTGCAAAGAAACCGTTGAATAATGCAATCTCATTATCAAATTTTATATATTTGACTGGGTATTCAAGTTCAGAAAGTTTATTATAGTGATCTATGAAATCTCTTAAACCTAATACAATCATCGAATTGCTTTTACTGTCGAAAATCTGTATTAAGGTTACTTCCTCTAATGCTGTTTCGGGTTCCGGGAATCCGTTTCTTTTAAAATATATACTATCGTTAATAGGTTTCCATTCATTTAAAACTTCATCAAAGTACTCATAATTTTCAAACTTTTCATAAGAAACTTTGATTTGTTTAACTGATAGATCTTGTATATATTCATTATGCCTTATTTTTAAGACTTTATTATCAAATGTGTTTTCTACAAATGATTGACCACTTCTAGTTTCTATATCTAAATAGAACACTCTAGGATTAAGATTGAATTGTTTAGTGTCCCAGAAGTGATCTCGAATGTAAACATCCACCGGTGAACGTACACCGAAATTGCCGTCAGCTTCTTTTTTCGTTCCTAAAAATTTAGCAAGTTTTATAGTTTGATCTGTAATACATGTATATGTCCCCTGTGAAAATGGTTTATAATATTCCCATTTGTTTTGAATCTTGAAACACACACTCCTATTTGTTTCAGTATCAAATACTCGAATGTAATTGTCCCATCCGGCTCTGTAATTGCTTTCGTACAAATAACTCATTATAAATCCTTAATTTTTTATTTTTTATTATATATTATAAATGTTTATTAAAATGTGATTTATATCACATAAAATATGTTAAAAAGTTCTTGACAAATATTGAATTATATGATTTAATTAAACAGTGATTTATATCACATTTTAATTTTTTGAATATTATATAATAAGCAAAAAAGGTTTTCAAACATGAACTACGGAATACCCTATAAAGGTTCAAAAAACAAAATAGCAGAAAACATCATAGCACAATTGCCACCGACAAAACATTTTTATGATTTATTTGGGGGTGGGGGTGCTATGACCCATTGTGCCTTAATGAGTGGGAAATATCAATATATACATTATAATGAGTTGAATCCTTTAGTTTTTAAAGCCTTTAAAATGGCTATTAATGGCGAATTTAAAGATGAAAACAGATGGATTTCAAAAGAGGATTTTGAAAGATTAAAAGATACAGATCCGTATGTTGCTTGTTGTTTTTCTTTTGGAAACAGCTTTAGAACATATGCATATAATTCTGAAACTGAAAAATTCAAGAAAGCTGTACATTACAGTATCTTTTTTAATGATAATTCTTTACTTAATACGTATATAGATATAAAAGATTTTAAATATAGTTCTGGAAACATTAAAGAAAGACGTTTAGAACTTCAAAGATACATGAAAACAAATTTAATAGAAAGCCTTGAAAGACTTGAAAGGCTGCAAAGCCTTGAAAGCATCAATAATGGGGGGGGGGTGGTACTTCTATCTAATTTAAGTTATGATGAAGTTCCTATTGAGAATGATTCAGTAATTTATTGTGACCCACCTTATGCTAATACAGATACATACTGCATTTCATTTGAGCATGATAAATTTCATGAATGGTTAAGGAAATGCAGAGAGAAAAATCAACAAGTTTTCATTTCCGAATATCAAATGCCGGATGACTTTTTTGAAGTGTATTTTAAAGAGAAAACGTGCAGTTTTAACGATCAAAAGGCAACTCACAAACTTGAAAAACTTTTTTCAACCTTAAAATACAGCCCGATTGAACTTTTTGAATGGTAAAATTGTGACAAAGAACATAGATTTTTTATTATTTTTATTGTATAAATATAAATATAATATATAATAATTTTTTTTTCAAACAAAAGGAAAATTTAAAAATGTTTTGCAAAACAATTAGAAACCCAGCAAGAAAAAGATTCGTTAAAGAGTCAAAAGAAGTGACCGTTTTTGTTCTTGAACCATCCGAAGTACCGTTTGAAGCCATTGAAGGGTGGGATGTGAATGATTTCCATCTGCATGATGGCAGCACATTCTATGCTTTTGATGATGATTATGCATATCTTTGTGGCGGCCAAGTATACGATCCAGCCGATATCAAAGTACCTAAATCATGCAAGATTTACGGTCTTGAAGAAAAGGGTGATGAATTAGTCGATACCAAGTTTGACTCTGAAAATGAAGACATGGTAGGTTGCTTAGTTATTGAAAGAGGTCTTTGGTCTATCGATGAAGAACTCGTATGCTTAAACGATTTCATCAACGGACGTGGCATCTATGATGTTTTCATGTTTGAAGATGTACCAGTAGATACCCTTGAGAAGATTGATTTAAAATACGCATTCGATGAACTTAACGACCTCGGTTTTGATGGTGGTCTTGAACGTTCCGAATATGTTACAACCGATTTAGAACCACGTCTTGTTCCTCATAATATCGACTGGAGTTCTTACACAAACGATAATTACGTTGTTATCTTCAACGGCAAGATTGTTAAGCGTGCATAAACAAATTCCTTAGAAACAATAGAATCTAAAGAGATTTTGCAAAAACTTTGCAAAATCTCTTTTTTGTTATATAATAAATAAAATCATTTCAATAGGAATTTTTATTATGAAATACATATATATAAAACTACTTCATTCAATAATTTTTACATCTGCAATTTTAGTTGCTTTATACTTAAATCAGATGTATTTTGCTATCGGCTTTGCAATCTTTGCAGTGTTACTTTATCCGTTCAAGTCGGATTTTGAATCAAACAGTAATGATGAGCAGTATAAAAAGAACTTTGCTGATATTGATGCAGTTTTGAAAGATCACGAAAAGGCACTTGTTGAAATTATCAACAAGCTTAAAAATCAATAATCATATGCTGTCCCGAATATTCGGGACAGTTTTTTAAATAGTTCCGGTTTCTGCAACCGACATTCCGCTGGTGAATTCATCAAGATAATCAATTACTGTATACTTAATTCTAGCTTTAGTGTACTTGATTTCAACATCTACCGCCATATCAAACTCTCGTTCATGACTGAAGAATAAGTTATCATCTACATATACATCAAGCTTGAAATCACCGTGTTTATAATCTTCCAAGGCTTCAAAATGGATAATCTTTCCGATTGCATTGATATTATTGATACTTGATTCAAATTCAATAACAATCTTATCTTCCGGTCTGGTATCATAACTGTAATGATAATATCCTACTAAACTGTTGCTGTCCCAGTAGTTATGATTTACTCTAGGTACTGCATAGATGTGAATAGGGAACTCATTACCATCAGTATCTTTATAAACTTTGATTATATCAGTCTTTGGATCTGTTACTCTATTCTCATAGAAGTCAAGACCCGATATTGAAGTTGCTGCAAAGTTGATGTACTGACCAAAAATAAGATTTGTAAACTCAATACGGAACTTATGATTAGTATCATCTTCTTCATCATCATCTGGAATTTCCGGTGATAAAATATTTGCCGTAAGTACCGCAATGTTATCTTCATCCTCACGGGTAATCTTGATAAGAGTCTTTTCCGGTAGAGTTTTTTCACAAATTCTTTCAACTTTAATCTGTTTTAAATCTATGTAACCGTGATTACTGCAGTTCAGATACAATCTAAGCGGAAATCTGTGGATATTCAACCAGTTAATAACCCCGATTGCACAATCATTGATTTTTATAACACATGGTACAATGTCGTTCTTTACATGATCTGCAACAAATTCCATCTCAAATTTTATCCATTCATTATAGTTAAATGGATATTTGATTGTATGTGTATTATCAAGCAGCCATGCATCATCAAGCAGTTTAGTAATATGCAAGGAATACGGCACATTTCGACTGCTGTCATAAGCATAGATAAATCCGCAGTTATCTACATCATTAAGTTTCATATAAAAACTTAATTTGACCGGATTCTCGGATTCCTCAGAACTCGCTGTATTATAAGCAAGTTTCAAATAAGGGGTATCAAGATGAAATGATGATAAATCTGTTTCAATCGTATCAGAAACACGGATAAATGTATCATCATCTTGCATAATGACCTGTGCAAGAATTTCGTCACGGTTCAGAGGATCTACAATACTTACATCAAAAATCTTTGAACTGGCAATATTTGATAAAATATCCCCATTACGTAATATTTGAAGTTCGCTGTAATCGGTAATCCATTCACCGTGTTTAAAACGTTTTAAATTCATTTTTGAAATCTCTTTTTTTATTTATATTTATATTTATATAATAAAAAATATATAATTAATTTTATAGATCATCCTCTTAAATCATAAGATTTAAGAGGATTTTTATTTTGTGATATACTTATCAAAATTTTAAAATACAATTAAAAACTTCTTGACTTTTTATAATAATTGAAGTAATATAAAAGCATAATAAGACGTTGGAGAGATAAAATGATGCATTATGAACTGAAAGAGAAACATGATTTTGATACCTTTGAATCAATGAGCATTGATGGTGATTTTTCACAGTATAGAAAAGTTAAAGTTTCTATTAAAAGCGGTAATACTGTTAAAACCTTGATCCGTGTGGTTAAATACACAAAAATTTACGGATTACATGTAGTAATCAACAATCAGAGATATTTAAAATCAGCATTCAACAGTTATTATGCATAAGAGGTGGCATTTCATGAACAAGATTAAAAAACTTTCAAATACTAGACCTGTTCAAATCCTTGTAACTCTGAACGGCAAGATTATCAAACATTTTGATACTGTCAAATACAAAAGATAAGGATTTTAATATGATATATAGATTAAAAACAGAATACGCATATGATTATGATATACTTATCAGCACACCGGAATTTATCGAGGGTGAAGAAGTTGCTCTTAATATTTTTAAAAATGGTCGTATCATAAGAATAGTAAAAAGAATTGTCCACTTTTCAAAGAAAAATGGACTATACATTATTTTTAAGAATAAAATATATACTTATGAGATGTTTTATGTCATATGATTAACTCAATCCAAGTATATCCATGATATCATCAGAAGTATTTGATTTTTGTGATTTTTCGATTTTGATAGTTTCTTTGACCTGTTTAGAGATATCTTTCATAGTATCAAGAACTATCTTATCACCATTTTCTTTATCTGAAACAGTATTAAAATCGGTAATTCTGTCAAGATATTGCATATGTTCATAATCAACATCCATCATGAACGAATCTGTTTTGCCGGTATAACGGTTTTTTGTAAATTTTACTAAAATCTCTTTATTTTCTTTCATGTGTTCATCTTGAAGAATGAACATCATGCAGTCTGCAGTCATAGCAGTTCCAACTGAATCGGAAATGAACGAGTTATCAACACCATCGGTTTTATTAACCGAACCACGGTTCAACTGTGATGCAGATATAATCGGTATTTTAAAATCTACAGCAACGCTGCGTAATTCTTCACCGATTGATTTAATGTAGCTGTACAGACCGGCACTCGGACTCAATAAATCAGATTTCATAATACCTAGATAATCTACCATGATAATATCAAATTTCATATTCTTTTCAGCACGGTATTTATCAAGCAAATCTCTGAGCATCAATGAGGAGAATGAGCCGGGGGCATAGGCTTTTACAGAAAACAGTCCTACTTTACCGGACATCATATATTTATCAAATGATGATAAGATTTGATCTTTCGTTACCGGCATTCGATTAAGATTTTGAAGTTCCCCATCTGTTTTTGAAATATCGGAAAATTCATTAACATTGATATGCAATACATTTGCATGAATACGTTTCATGATTTCCTCTTCGGACATTTCAAGGGAAAGATATAAAATGTTCTTGCCGTTTGAAAGCATATTAGAAACAAAGTCACACATCAATAATGACTTTCCAACACCTTGCGATGCAAGAATGACATTTAATGTCCCCGGAAGGAAACCGCTGCCTAATCTGCTGTCAATCTGTTTATGATTTGTCTTAATACCGATGTTTCTTTGCTGGTAGTACTCAATCATATGTTCTATATTGCTGAATTCAAGACCGAGTTCAGAATCAATTTTAATCTTTGCAATTTCATCAAGATACTGTCTTGCTTTTTGCTTTTTATCCTCATTCTTTTCTGCAAGACCTTCAGCACCGATTTCCAGCATTTTATAAAATAGAAAGTCTTTTATAAATTTAACTGTTTCATCAAGCATAAATGTGGAATTCTTATTCATCTCACATTTAGAAACAGATTTTAAAGAATCGACAATTACCTTTCTGGTTTCAGCATTCGGTACATCTTTAACCATGGAAACTATTGAAATTTCCTGAGGTATTTCATGATACTGTGTATAATAATTCTTTATAAGATTAAAAACATTCGAGTTACCTAGATTCTTGAAATACTTCTTATCTAAGATTGTAATAGCCTTTCCAAAGTATGCTGGGTCGTAAATTAAGCTTTTTAAAATAATTGTTTCAAAGTCCATATCAAAATTCTCTTTTTATTTTTACTATATATATTATTATATTCCAAATTTAGAAAAATATAAATACATACATATGATTTACTCCGAAGCTTAATGCAAAATTCTGTGATATACATCACAAATTTTGCATTTATTTTACTATATAATGCGAAAAAATATTTTAATAAAAAGGTGCTATTTTGAAAGTTTTAAGTTTATTTAGCGGTATAGGTGCATTTGAAAAGGCACTAAAGAACATTGGAAAAGATTTTGAACTTGTTAATTACTGTGAGATTGATAAATATGCAAGCAATGCATATTCTCAAATCCATCATGTAAGTGAAGATTTAAACTTATGGGATGTTACTAAAGTTGATACATCAAAATTGCAAGGCATAGATCTTGTAACATATGGCTTTCCATGTGTTCCTAGGGGTTATAAAATCAAAACCGATAACGGTTATAAAAACATTGAAGATATCAAGGTTAATGATTTAGTATTAACCCATACAAATACCTATCAGCATGTACTTAAAACCATGAACCGTTTCAGCGATCATATAAATCACATTAAATGTGTAGGATGCGAAGATTTACAGCTTACCGATGAACACCCGTTATATGTTTTAAGAAACAATGAATTCTGCTGGATTAAAGCAAAAGATTTAAATAAACTTGATTATATAACATATAATATAAATACAAATTCAATAAAAACAGATATTCCTGATAATGCTTTATGGCTGCTAGGAAGATATATTGCAGATGGTTACAAAGAAAAGAATACCCCTAACAGACCGGTATTTGCCATTGGAAAAGCTAAAGTACAAGAATTTGAACAACACATCAAAGATTACAGTTACACTGTATTCCATGCAGACCGTTCTGCAATAGAATATCGGATAACAGATGATTATTTGTGTGAACTGATTAAAAATCTCCCTACCGGAAGTATAAACAAACAGATTCCGCAATGGGTTATAGATTTACCGAAAGAACAACTTGAAATATTCTATCGAGGTTATTTCAGCGGTGACGGTCATAGCAGAAAAGACCGTGATTTAGAGATGTTCTGCACTGTAAGCAAAGAACTGTATCTAGCTTTGCAGGAAATAATCATCAAACTTTATAATGTAGTACCTACTGTAAGTATCAGACATGACAATAGAAAAGATACATTTAATGATACATACAATGCACAGTATTCATTCAACCCTAAAAATCAAAAAGTTATAAATGATCAAATCTGTGTACCGATTAAAGAGATAACCAGAGAAACTAAAGAGATCGAAGTCTTTAATTTTGAAGTTGAAAAGGATAATTCATATACAGTTAATAATGTTATTGTACATAACTGTCAGGATATATCTATTGCAGGAAAACAAAGAGGTTTCACCGATGAAGATGGACAGCAGACTCGTTCTGGATTATTTTTTGAAGCATTAAGAATCATTACAGATTTACAACCTCAGTATGCAATTGCTGAAAATGTAAAAGCATTAACAAGCAATGCATTCAATGATGAATTTGAAACGGTAATTAAATCTTTAGCTGATGCCGGTTATAATAATTATTATTCGGTATTGAATGCTAAAGATTATGGAATACCTCAAAACAGAGAAAGGATCTTTATAGTATCAATCCGTAAGGATATCGATACCCACGAATTTACATTCCCTGATAAATTACCGTTGACTAAGACTTTAAAAGATCTGCTTGAACCAAAAGTTGATGAAAAATATTATATCAATAATGACCGTGCTAAAAATCTTATAGAGCAGATTAAATCAAGATATATTATTACTGAATCAACCCCGGTTGACGGTACTATATTAGAACCTAGGGCTAAAGAGGTATGTAACTGCATAACAGCAAGATATGATGCTGGAATACAGAATCAAAAGTCTATCGGATGTATGGTTGTAGAACCAAACAAAGATCCTATTGTAATTGGAAGTATGCAAGAACATACTGCAATAAAAAATGATGGTGTTTGCCCTTGTTTAACAACTGCAATGGGAACATCCGGCGGTAATACACCAATGGTTGTTGAAGATGATGCACGGATTAAATATATCGGTTCATACGGCAGTGGCGAACGCAGAAAAGTGTATGACCCGGATGGTTTAAGTCCATGCTTAAATGCATCGGATTATAAAGGTGCAACTAATATCATTCAAGTAGGTAATCTAATGCCGGAAGCTAAATTTAAAAACACACAAAGGGGCAGAGTATATGATCCTGATGGTTTAGCACCTACTTTAAATACTGTAAGCGGTGGCAGTTTAGAACCTAAGATTATTGAAGTTCCATGTGCTATTGCAAGCAGAGGTCGTAATCCTGATAATCCGAATGATCGAACTACCGGCAGTCCTACTGAACAACGATTAGAACCTAATACAACAAATTGTGCAAATACTTTAACCACAGTTCAAAAAGATAACTATATCTTAGAACCAAAGGTTATTGATGATACAGTAGGTTTTAATGATGAACCTAAAATTTATGACAAAACTGTGCCTACCTTACGTGCTGAACGATACGGATTAAAGGTTACGGAATGCAATCCAGAATTAAGAATAAGGAAATTAACCCCGAAAGAATGTTTCCGGCTTATGGGATTTTCAGATGAAGATTTTGACAGCATTCATGGTATAAGCAACTGTCAACTTTATAAAATGGCTGGAAACAGCATTGTTGTTAATGTACTTGAGGAAATATTTAAATCTTTATTCTTTAGAAGCTTTTATTGGTGATTGATATCTATTTTCATTTGATGATTAAAGGGAACTTTAGTTCCCTTTTTTGATCTATCTCACAGTATTTTTCAATAAATTATGATACATTCCGAATATATTTTGAGGATTTTTGACTATGGAAAAACTTGACTTTATTTCGATTAGCACAGATGACGAAGTTGAACTTTCAAAACTTTATGCTCAATACGGTTTGTACATTGCCGAATCAACCGGATTTAATAGGACTGGTCATGCTGAACAATTCTGCGAAGTCATGGAAAGACCGGCATTGAAAGACTTAGTGATTGAAATCACACACAATGGCAGAAAAATGTATTTAGGGGTTTATCATATTGTCAAGAATCCCCCTGAATATTTTAAATACAAGCATGAATGCATAAGCAAAGCATTCATGGTTTTGACTTTGTTCTTATATGAAAATAATGAGTATCATAAAATTGTTTCCGGTTGCTGCGGTATGACCGCAAACGGTGGATTGAGTGTTGATTATGACTTCAAAAGCCGTGAATTTGCATATGTTGCTGGTTGGAGTGAACAGTCAAAAGAGATTGAAAACGAATACATTGAACACCTCTGGAATGATATGTTTAATACATTCATTTCAATAAACCTTGCAATGCTTGATACATCATCTCAGAAGTATATTGAAAAAACTAGAACAATGAAACTCAAACCATTGTCACAAATCAATAACAAAGCCCCCGGAAAAGTCAGATTGAATGTGTTTAAAGTCAAAGAATACATCGCCCATAAGGTTGCAACTAAACATATTGAAAAGGTTTGGAACTGCCCTGCATGGGGAGTTCGAGGGCATTATAGAAAGTGCAAATCCGGCAAAACCGTTTATGTGAAACCGTATGTGAAAGGCGAACATAAAGAGGAATACAAAGGTCGAATTTATGAACTATAAATATAATATATGAAAAAACGTATTACTATTAATAATAAACTTTATTATATTACTCAATATAATACTAAAAACGAACTTGAATTGCTTGAATTCATAGAGTTAAACAATGATTTAACTTATGATGATTATCATGACTGTGCATTTGAGTTCTTTAAAAGGCTTGGAATCCATGCAGATAACTTATCTGATTATGAGATTATCATCTTATTATTAAAAATCCGTGAATTTACTATCGGTACTGAGGTTAAACTCAATATCAAATGTCCTATATGCTCTAAACAGTTTGCAACAACTATTGATACGTCAAATGTGTATACAAATGCAATAAAAGACAATACTTTTGATGCAGATAACTTTGTAAGCAAAGAATATATTGATAATGCCGGTGAAGAAGTTATCCCAGAAGATACAGACTGGGATTTATACGAGGATTTAATAAAAAATCTTAAAGATTATTATAATATATATAACCTAGATTTTAAAATAAAATGCCCTCACTGTAATGCAGCAATTACCTTTTCGATTGACAGTATTCAAAAAGCATTAAGTTTTATCAGTGAAGAATCTTTACAGTCATTGATGAATACTATTCACAGCTTAACATACCATGATAAATTAAGCCGTTCCGATGTTCTTATGATGACACCTTTAGAACGGCTTATTGAATTATCATTGCTTAAAAAGAGTTTAGAAGCCTTGACTGAAACACAGAAGTCTTAGAACTCATCTGTGTCATGTAATGACTTGATAAAACGTTTCCATGCTCTTGAATTCTTAATTTCCTGAAAAGTGGCACGACTTGTCGATTTTCCGGTTTCTCTTTTAAAATTACGTTCAAACTGCTCAAGACCGGCTTCAACTTCACCGGACAGCTTTGAAACACGGATTTTAGAGTTTTCATGTTCATTCAAAGAACCTGAAAAATGCTCTTTGAGCAAAATATAGATTTTAAAATTCATTTTTGAGAGATCTCCTAAAAAATATTTTTATATTTATTATATATAATATATAATATTTATAATTTTTTTGTTAAAAGGAATTAAAAATGTCTGATTCAACTAACTGGGATGCACGTTATTTAAAAATTGCTAAAGATGTTTCTGAATGGTCGAAAGATCCGTCAACAAAAGTTGGTGCTGTAATTGTAGGTGATAAGCATCAAATCGTTTCTCAAGGATATAACGGCTTTCCTAGAGGTTTTAAAGATTCTTTAGACCGTCTTGAAAACAAGCCGGTTAAATATCAATATACAATTCATGCCGAAGCAAATGCCTTGTATAATGCACTCTATAACGGTTCATGTGTCAACGGCAGTACTATATATGTTCATGGCTTGCCATGCTGTATAGAGTGTGCAAAAGCCATTATACAATCCGGTATTAAAAGGGTTGTTTATGATTCTAAACCTAAATCAAACTGGGAAGAATCAACGGCAAAAGCCTTGGAACTTTTCAAAGAAGCAAATGTAGAAACAGTCTACATCGAAGATCTAAACTTGCTTTGAAATTGAAAAATACTCATATAGCTTTTGAGGTGTGTAGGTTTCCGGTTTATCGAGTTTTAAAAACTCTGCACACCATTCTGAACAAAAATAACGGTTCTTATGCTGATGAAATTTAATAACACAGTTTATACAACCGCAATAATCATATTTGCAGTCTTTAGTCTTATAATAAAAATCAATAAGATTTACATTTGATGTATTCGTATCAAAGAATTCCCACTCATTCTTATCATAATATTGCTCAAAGTAATCAACACCTTTAAACGGCAGTGCAGTGAAACCGCACATATAGTTTGACGTTCTGCGTGTGATGATTGCACAATGGGAAAATTTAGAAAAGGTAAAGATTCTGACCAAATAATCAATTATTCCCCCTTTTCCCTTATAGAAACCTATCTGCACTTTCATTTTTAAAAACCTCTTAAATTATCGGTATTTCAAATGTGTATGTTTGCCATTGTTCGTTAGGTAAATTTGTATGCTGCATTCTAAAATCATCATCAAAGTAGAACTTTAATAATGATGGTGATGTCAGTGTGCCGGAAAACATAACACCCTTGCATCTGAATGAAATCTCTTTTGTTTCAAGACCCTCAGAAACAAAGTCCATATAAATAATTTTGTCACCTTTAACAATAACTTGCGGGACTGCATTCAATGGTATACCATCGGTGTTATATATGTGGATTTTAAATTCTTTCTTAGCTATTGTATTATAATAAACCTTATTTATTTCAAATTCATTTATATATTCATTCCTGATGAAATTACAATCATCAATACGTATTGTATCTAAGTCAACGCCATAACCTTCAGCACTCCATACCCCACCAATAGAAATTAACTCAAATTTAATATTATGACGTGGATAAACAGGTTCTAATTCAGGAACATAAGCCGGTGCATTGTTGACGTATTCAATGTCTGGAATTAAGAATTTAACCGTGTTAAATACACGTTCAACAGATGTATAAAGCCATTGATTCATAAACACATTGAAAATGCAAGGATATGTATTATCATCCTGTGTAAGCGTAAGCAATCTGCCGCTTAAATCAATATCAACGTATTTAACAGAGAATAAAATATTAAATGTATCAGATTTATTAATATAATATCTATATAAATAATCATTATTAAATTTAACATCATGTAACATGGTTGGATTGTTAAAGATATGCACTTTGAAATTCTTATCGGTGATATTATCCTTGTATGTTTTTACAAGATAAGAATTCAAGTAAACATATTCCTCAGATACAAAGGTGCAGTCTTCAATCGTAAGATTCTGTATGCAGATTTTTTGATTTGGGGTTAATTCTGCAAACTGCAGTTGAATGTATTCGGGGGTTTCCTCAATCACAGTATCTTCAAAATTTGAACTTAATGTGATTGTAAATTTATTATCATTGTTTACGATTTCAGAATCTATAAACAATTTTTCATAATATGGAACAATTTTACATATTTCAAGGTTTGCTATATCAAATCCGAGATTTGCAGATTCATTATATATAGTTAAATCTTTATCAGTAAATGATAAAATGTTTTCAGACTCGTATTCAAAGATACAGTTACCGTTCAGATTGATATATGTAACCCCGTTAACCCACAATGCTTCAAAATTGAACCATTCACCTTTGATCATCTCTGGGGTAAAAGGTATCAAATCATCATCATTCAATGAAATTGAAAAACAAGGTGTATAAGTATCACTTATGTTTTTATATATAATCTTTATATTTAAAAAGAAGTCACTTACAGTATCACTGTTTTCCTGCTGATATAATCTTGCTTTGAATGAGATCTTAACCGGATGTTCATCAATGACGAGTTCATTCGTTGCATGATAGGTAAGTTTACCTATACCGTCAACGATTGCAGCACTGTGACAATAACACGGAATTAGATTGTCATCATTTCGCTTAACTGAATCCACAGTACCGTTAGCCAAAACAATAGCCGGAACATCTGCACTGTTTTCAAATGCTGTGCCGTATGAACCAACATCATATAAACTGAAATATTTACCGTAGCAATTCCATTTTAAACTCATAATCTTTAACCTTTTTTACTATTATTTATATTTTTATTTTATCGAAGTTTAAAAAGTTGCTCAAACTATCAATAAACTATCTAGGTTTGGCAATAGTTTATCGCATGTTTGACGTGTTTTGATTACTTTTTAATCAGTTGCATGAGCCTAGAACTAGGTTCTGAATCCATACAGAACCATAAAAACATGCTCAAAGTGTTAATAAACTATTGGGATTCTCAAATAGTTTATCGCATGTTTGAGGGTATTTGATTACTTTTTAACCACATGTATGAACATAGAGCAAGGCTCTGAACTGTTACAGAATCATAAAACATGCTCAAAGTGTGCATAAACTATTGAGGAATCCAAATAGTTTATTGCATGTTTGAGGGTATTTGATTACTTTTTAACCACATGTATGAACATAGAGCAAGGCTCTAAACTGTTACAGACTTCTAAAACATGCTCAAAGTGTGCATAAACTATTGAGGAATCCAAATAGTTTATTGCATGTTTGAAAGGTTTTGATTACTTTTTAATCAGTTGTAACCATCTTAGAGCATGGCTCTAAACTGTTACAGACTTCTAAAACATGCTCAAAATAGCAATAAACTATTTAAGAATGCCAATAGTTTATCGCATGTTTGACGTGTTTTGATTACTTTTTAATCAGTTGTAACCATCTTAGAGCATGGCTCTAAACTGTTACAGACTTCTAAAACATGCTCAAAATAGCAATAAACTATTTAAGAATGCCAATAGTTTATCGCATGTTTGACGTGTTTTGATTACTTTTTAACCACTTGTAAACCCTCATAAACCACTCCCGAAATTTTAGGAAAAAATCTTAAAAAATATAAATAAAGATAGAATACAAAAAAATATTCATCAAATTACGACTTGCCCGAAAGGGTGTTAAACGTAACTTTAACAATTGTTAACATTAAAAAGGAATAATATATGAGTGACAAGAAAAGATATATTGACCAAGCTGGCTTAAAATTTTTCTACACTAATTTAAAAAAGGTTTTCAGAACCGAAGCCCAAGTAACTGAACAGATTCGCAGTGCAATCAGTGAATATCGTGCTGATGCTGTGCAGATTGTAGCATCTAAAGAATCCGTAGCATCTCCTGCTGAAGGTGTTCTGTATATTGTTGATACTGTAACAGGTGAGGCTCCCGATCAAGTTCACAGCTATAAATCTTGGGTTTATGAAGGCGGTGTATGGGTAGAGTGCGATACAAGTTCTGCTTTATCTAATGCTCTCAATGCTCTTACAACCCGTGTTGGAAACATTGAAGGTGTATTCAATGTAGATTCTGGCACAGGTGCTGTAACATGTGATGCAAGTGTAACCGAAGGTTCTACAAATGCTGTTAGCGGCGGTGCTGTTAAGACCTATGTTGATACTGCAATCGCTGATTATGTTCCATTATCACAGAAAGGTGCAGCAAACGGTGTTGCTACTTTAGGTGCTGATCGGAAGATTCCTAACGAACAGTTACCAGACCTTGCTATTACAGATGTTATCGTTCTTCCTACAAAAGCTGATTACGATTCATATCTTGTAACAAGCCCTACTGAAGACAAAGTTGGTGATGCAATCGTTGTAACCGATTTCGATGGTAACGGTCATTCAAAGACCTTTATTATCACCGGTGTTGATACAAGTGCTTCCCCAGCTACTTACACCGTTCAGGAAATTACCGCAGCCGGTTATGTAACCTCTGTTGCCGGTAAGACTGGTGATGTAACTCTCGCTTCAAGTGATCTGACCGATGTTGCCGGTTTAGCTGCTGCTGCCGATTTAACAACCGATTCTACTATTGCTGATAAGATTGTAACACCTAAAGATGTTAACACAATGTTAGCAGCTCACGGTTTTGCAAACGATATCGCAAATCTGCAGACTGTTGTTAATGTTGATCCAAGTACCGGTGCTGTTAGTCTTGATGATGCTTTAGACGGCACTTCTACAAAGGGTGTTCAGAACAAAGTTGTTAAAGAAGCTCTCGATACTAAACTTAATATTGCTGATTCTATCACCGAAGCTGAAGTTGATGCTCTGTTTGTTGGTGAAAATGAAATCTGGGTTGACAGTGATTGGGCTGCAATGACTGTATTGACCAAGACCGGTGAAACCGCAGTTTCTTTAACCAAGAATGATTACGACTACTATGCAATCAATACAACCGAAGTTCCATCCGATGCAGATACATTTGTACTGTCTGACGGTAGTACTAATACAACCGGTGTGTTGGCTGCTACTAAAGCTGCAATCGTTGCTTACAAAGGCAAGATCATTTCCGTTGCAAATGGTTCAACTGATGTAACTGTAGTTGCTTAATATTTTTTTTAAGATTAACTTAAAATAAGATTGAATGGGGTGCAGAATTGCATCCCATTTTTATATATAAATATAAATATAAATATAAATATAAATATAAATAAAAGTATATTGTATTAGAGGTTTAAAAAATGGCTGAGATGCTTTCCCCCGGTGTATACGTTGATGAAAAGGACATGTCGGAAATTGTTCCAGTGGTAAGTTCCACCGTTGCGGTATTAGGTGGTATGTTTACCCGTGGACCTATTGATGATTACAGTTTAATTTCAACCGTTGCACAATATGAAGACATTTATGGTCTTCCAAAAAATGATAACTATAATGAATGGTATCAGGGTTATAATTTTTTACAGTACGGTAATCACTTACTTGTTTCCAGAGCCGGAAACATGAACGGTGCGCCTAAAGATACCGATTTAAAGGTTGAAACTATTACATCTGAATCCGGCTATGGTATTCAGCCATACGGTTTGTCTCAATTCGGTATCGGCACAGATGATGAAATTGTTGTTATTGATAAGAAAACAACTTTAAATGTAGGTGATATAATTTCATTTGCACCAGATAAGAATACTGCTATAGATCAGCCTAGATACATTATTACTGGGATAATTGATACAATTGTTAATAATGCACCTTTGTATGCACTTGTATTGAATAAACCGGTTAACTTTACTATTGCTACAACTTCCGGCGGCTCTTCAAGCTATTCATTCAATACCCCATATCCGGTTGGAATTGTATCTACAAATGCTATAAATCCATTATGCAAGATTTTCAAAATCACTGAACTTTTTAACGGTTCATGCGAAGCCCTTGCATATGATTTTAATAATTTCACAATTACTGACAGTGTGAATAACGGTGTTACAACTTTACGAAATGCAGATACTATTGACAATCTCTTAGACAGTAACGGTGACTATATCCGTATTCCACTGTATTTAAGAACTGATATTACCGATGCAGAATGTAACGCACATAAACTGCCTAGCGAAGCAAATTATCCATTGAGAAAGATTAGATATCTTGCTAAATCAATGGTTGATATGTATGATTTGTTTAATACTAATAAACAGATTAAAAACGATTCAGAGTTTACCTATAAACTTGAAAATAAGCAATTCTCATTTGCATTTCCAGCACAGAGTAAACTTAAATTCTTTTCACGGAATCCGGGAACTGATATGGCAAGATATAAGATTGTTATTGCAAATCCTAGAGATTTCAAAAAGAATTACGGACCGGATGAAGATGGCTTTATTGCACGTTATGTATCTGACGGTATTCCGCTAGATAATGTATTTGACTATCCACCTGAAACCCATACACATCAAATGGCGGTTGTTGTTTATGATCCTGTTAATGATGAAGTGGTTGAAAAGTTTGTTTGTTCACTTGATAAAGATGAGGTGGATTCTAATAACAATTCGCTGTACATTGAAAATGTTATTAACAGACGTTCAAGCAAGATTTTTGCAATCGTAAATGAATCAATCCCATTACATGAAATTGATGTAATTGATGATTATCCTGATGTTGCATCGTATGTATTGTATGATAACGTAATTAAGATTGTAAGATTTACTGATTTATCAGATACATCAAAGTATATTGAGATTGCTGTAAACAAGTACAATCTTGATTCTGTAAACAATGAAATTGACTTTACTGTTACAACTGCAAATGATTTGAAAGGTACACAGTACGAAACATGGACTAACTGTGTTGATGAACACGGTTTAACTTGGGCTGATATTACAAGTTCTTCTGTAACAGCACCGGCACAGTCTACCGCTTATACGATAAGCCTTGATAACTACACTTGCAGAACACAGACCATTCATTCCTATAAAGGTAGAACACTTAGTTTGTGGAATGCTACAGACAGTTCAATTCAGACCGATGATTTGATAAATGCATATAATGTATTCTCAAATAAAGATGATTTGGATATTGATATCATTATTGCAAATGAACGTGATGACGGTTATTCAGCAATACTTCTTGCAAATGCTCGTGCTGACTGTGTAGCCTATATCGGTGCAAGATATGAAGATTGTGTAGGTCAGACTTCACCAAATGCAACTAAAGCATTGATTGGATATCGTAAAGGTAACGGCATGGTTTCCGGTCGAGGTGTAGGCTCTACAGAATCATTATCAAATATGTTCTGTGCATTGTTTGGTAATTATAAGTATCAGTATGATAGATATAATGATACATATCGCTGGGTTAACTTTGCCGGTGACGTTGCCGGTTTAAGAGCGCAGACAAATGCTGAATTAGACCCATGGTGGGCATCTGCAGGTTTGAATAGAGGTCAGTTAAAGAATGTAACTAAACTCGCATTCAACCCTAACCAGTCACAGAGAGATGATTTATACAAGAATAATGTTAATATCATTTGTTCTTTCCCATCTCAGGGTGTTGTATTATGGGGTCAAAAGACCTTGCTTGATAAGGCAAGTTCATTTGATAGATTGAATATTAGACATTTATTTAATCACATTGAACGTGCATTGGCTAAGATGTCGAAGTATCAGGTATTTGAATTTAATGATTCATTCACACGTAACAGAATTTTGAGTATTATCAATCCGTATCTGGCAAATGTTCAAGCCGGACGTGGTATTCAAGATTACTATACTGTTTGTGATGAAACTAATAACACACCATATGTTATCAGTCAGAATCAGATGATTGTTGATATCTATATCAAGCCTACATACGTAGCTGAATTTATCAAACTGTCATTTATCAATGCCGGAACTAACTCATTTACAACCGTGGTATCCGGTGGTTAAATATGATTATGCTCCCGCTTTTTGCGGGGGCTTTATGTTTTCTATTCCCCCCACAAAATCACACACCTTTACGGTGTGAGGGTAGTTCACGCAAATGTGACTGAAATCATAGAACAGAAAGGTCGAATAATCTTGAATACAAATGAGGAAAACAGTACAATAGAAGATGTAACAATTGACCCTCAGGAAGAATTTATAAATACTGTAGAACTACTTGAACGAGGCAATATTTTTGCATCTTAGGATAATTAAAAATGGATATTTTTAGTAAAATTAAAAAATTTGAAGAAGCTGATTATTTTAATCAGAATCTTTCAAATGTTTTAATCGATGAAGACCATGATAAATTTACAATCGGTCATGAATTAATTGAGGAATCCGATTATTTTAACAGCAATCTTTCAAATGTTTTAATCGATGAAGACCGTGATAAATTTACAATCGGTCATGAATTAATTGAAGAATCCGATTATTTTAACAGCAATCTTTCAAATGTATTGCTTGATACAAGCAGTGATATATTTGCTGACAGTCTTGTATTAAATGATGAAGAATCTGATTTTTTCAATCAGAATCTTAGCAATGCTTTGATTGAGGATGTTGATTTAGATTCAATTGTTGATACCTTATCACTTGTTGAAACCGCTGAACAGCAGAGTGCAGTTAAATATTATAAAGTTGAAATAACTAAAACACCCAGCACTTATACAACTGCTACTTTGTCTAATGGTCGTTTTAACGGTTTAAGATTTAAAGAAACTACTTCTACATTTGAAACAAATGCAATATCTGAAAATGTAGTTTTCACAGATTCAAACAATCATGATATAAATGCAGTTGTTGAATACTTAAACGGTAGAACTGAATCAAATAACAATTCATATAATCCGTCAGCATTTTTTGTTGAAGATGCTTCACAGTCATGGGGTGGTACACCTTGGAATACTATTGAGGGAGATTCCAATGAGGATTTAATTTACCGTATAACATTCCAGACTAAAATACAAAGAAGTGATATTGAAAGTTTAACCTTTAATGATATTAACGATGATAATGTTCCGGTTAAATTTAAATTATTTGTATCAAATGATTTAGAAACTTGGAAATTATTAGACAGTACAACTTTATCATTTAATACCGATGATAACGAATATCATTATGACAGTCCTGAGGGTAAGTACAAGATTGTATTAACCTCATATAATGACGTTAATAAAACATCTCAAGGTGTAATGGGTGACGGTAAATTTGAACATTTAACCTATGTAGAATGTTTAAGTCCTAGAAGTGCAGCGGCAACTTCTGAAAACATTGTATTCAGTGATGATGATGGAAATACATACAATTGTACTGTATCTATAAGTTCAAGATGGTGGTATGATAACGGTGTTGATGATTATGCACCGCATAATTTGTTTGCCTTAGAGCAGTCACAAAGAGTTTCACCGATGACAACTATATGTCCGTTAAATACCAGTGAACCGTTAACTATTACAATTCAATTCACAGATGATATTAAACTTGAACTGTTACAAGGTTTAACAATCAGGTATGGTCAAACCTTCAGAACAGCGTCAAATGCGAAGTATGCTAATTATGCATTATATGATGAAGATGATAATCTGTTATACCATGAAGAAAATGTTAATGAGAATTTAACAGATTTTAATAACAGTGGGCAGTGTTATACATTAACCTATTATTTTGATACATACGCATCAAATCAAGATGATATAAATCATAAATTTAAGATTGAGTTTACAAATCTTACAGTGGGGCAATATATCAATTTCAGAGCAACCTCAATAACGGGTCTTGAATTCTATGAGAATAGAGTAACAAATCGTAAGACCGATATTGTAAAGGTTTATAAAGATACGGGGGGAAATGAGTTCCCAGTTCATATCTATGTAGTACCTAGTGTAGATCACAACTACTACGATAGTAATGATTTTATTGGTGTCTATTTTTACAAGGCAAATACAAGTTCGAGTGATAAGATTGTTATTGAATTTGATACACTTATCAATAATATCAATGCAATTGGTAAAACTATCCACTTTGAAGCACCCGGTAATCAGTCACATAATAACTTCACTCTTAATGTTTATGCAGATGATACATTGTTATACAGCGATACAAGGGTATTTGATATGGCGGTAGATGTGGAAATCAATACCGATAGTCAGAATTAAAATTAAAAAAGGAACATACCATGACAGTTAAACAAAAAGTTACATATACAGTTGAATATGATAGTTCAACCGACACTTTAAGTGATAAATTAAATTTATTATTAGATAATATAATAAATTTAATCTTGCGTAATAATTCAGAATTGACTGAATTAACACGTATTGATTACGGTTCAGATGAAATGACCGGTGCGCCATTGTATGATACCGGTGCATCATACCATTATCAGAGTGATGTGGTTTTCTTAGGTACTGATAAAGACAATATTGTACTGTCATTATGTTTCTTTAATGGCAGATTGACTATTGCAATGAACATAGATCCGTCAGTTGAACAGATGTACGTAGACCGTTGGGATGTGTATAAAACCGGTCATTCAGCAAATAATGTTCCACCATATTGTACCACCCGTGCAGCAAAGTGGTACGATGACGGAAGTAGTGCTGATAATGCATACCGTCAATGTTATAATGTTAATCTTCCGTATGTAATTGCAAATGGAATTATTAAACTTGATGTAGTTTACTGGAATGGTGATTATTCAAATGCTTATATGTTCTACAATTCAAACGGGGTGACAAACGGAGTTGATTTAGTATTCTATAAAACCGTTGAAAATTCATCAGGAACGCAAGGTTTAGGCTGTGCCTTATGGAGATATTCATCTGCAACTACATCAACTTGCCGTGCAATGCCAGCTACTATTCTTGCTTGGTCATTTGATGAAAACCTTACAAATAATATGGCTGATAAGCTGTATTTTGACGGTAATGATGCAAATACAACATTATGCTTATCTTATTCATCAAATCCATCAATTACAAACAGTGCATATGAAATTCGTCAATGGTTTAGAACAACTACAGATGCAGATAAATATGGTTTCCAAGACGGCAACGGAATGGCATACATTCATACAATCGGCGGTTCTTTAGGTATCAGACAGACTAGTAACGATAATACAAATGTTTTACCTGAAATTGAAACGGTTACAACCACAATTCCGGCTAATAGTGATTTCATATCACCATTATTAACCGCATATAACATTCCGTATGTGCAGAATGATGACTGTTATTTACGTAAATTAAGAATTCCGGGATTTAATAAATATTGCAAAGGCGAACTGTATTTATTCTATTCACCAAATACTTCTAAATACACTTCCGGTGATATTATCAACGTTGATAATAAACAGTTCGGTATTATCACCGAGGGTATTGTTTGTTATGCAGTTAGAATTAATTAAGGTGCAGTATGACGGTAAAACAAAAAGAAACATATTCAGTTTCTTATGATAGTTCAAATGATGTATTAAGTGAAAAATTAAATTTATTATTAGATAATATAATAAATTTAATACGTTCACATAATCCATCATTGCTTGAACTTACAAGAATTGAATATAATTCCGAGGAAATGACCAATGCACCTTTGTATAATGGCAATACAAATCTTACTGAAAGTAATAGAAGATTTGAAAGTGATGTAGTTTTTTTAGGTACATCAAAGAATAATTTAGTACTTTCGGTATGTTTTTATGGCGGCAGATTGGTTATTTCAATGAATGTAGACCCATCTATTGAGTCTGCATATATGGATAACTGGGCCAATATTAAAACATCTGATTCATTAAATGTTTTTGCCGTGGCAAAAGCATGTAGATATGTTACAAATACCGGTACTGCATATAACAGATATAATATCAATACAGCTTATAATGTATTAAATAATGCAATAAGTATTGATGTTGTTTACTGGTATGGATTGAATTCAAGCGGTTATAAATTCGATTCAAATATTTTAACAATTTTTAAAACCGTTGAAGATGATCAAAATACTCAAAGTCTAGGATGTGCAATTACTAAAGCAAATAACTGTTTACTTGCTTTCTCATTTAATGAGCAGATAAGTATAATTACAGATCAAAGGTTAAATGCAACGGCTTTAAGTTCGGTATTCTGTAATTCTAAAACAGATTTAAGAGAATGGTTTGGTTATTATACATCTAACGGATTTTATGTAAACCGTTTTGAATGTAAAGGCATGGCTTATCTGCATACTTTAGGCGGTATGAATGGATGTAATAATTCAAATGCATCAAATCAGATGGGTTCATTTGAAAGTATAAATACTAAAAACAATGTAGTTTCACCATTATTAACACCTTATAATCTACCGTTTATCGGTGAAGAAGAGGGATATTTCCGAAAAGTTCATATTCCGGGGTTTAATAATAAATGCATTGGTGAATTATATCTGATGTGGACACCATCAGAAACTACATTTACAATAGGCGATATAGTATCGTGTGACAATAAAAATTTTGCAATTTTAGGAACTAGCATTGTTACATGGGCAGTAAAAATTTAGGAGTTTAAAATGACAGCAGTTAAACACAAAGTTAAATACTCAGTTGACTATGACAGTTCAACCGATACATTAAGTGAAAAACTTAATACATTATTAGATAATATTATTACATTGATCCGCACAAACAATCCTGAAATTCTTGAACTGTCAAGAATTACTTACGGTTCATCTGAAATGACCGGTGCGCCTTTGTATGATGGACAGCATACAGACAATTTCAATGTATGGGTTCAAAATGGTGGTCGTTATCAAAGTGATTTAGTATTTTTAGGTTTATCTAAAAACAATTTAGTTCTTTCAATCGGCTTTATTGATAATAAGCTTGTTCTTGCAATGAACATAGATCCGTCTATTGAATCTATATATGTAGATAACTGGGATAGTATAAAATCTAACGATTACCTATTACCAATGTTTGCCGTAGGTATGGCATCAAGATATTCAAAACCAAGCGATGGAGAAAATCAGAATTTGTATAATTTATTTTTTCCATTTATTATATCAAATAATAAAATTGAAATAACTGTAGTATATTGGACTGGAAATAACAGTAGCGGTTATATGTTCTATAATGTAGAGCGTCGTACTAATGACGTTGATTTAGTATTTTATAAATCATTAGTAAATGGCAATAATAGTTTATGCTGTGCATTATACAGATTTTCAAAAGAATATAATAACTATTTGGAAGATCAGCCGCAATTATTAACATTCTCATTCGATGAAAATGTATCTGAGAATTTATTGTTGGATATTAAGATTCCGAATGGCAACACAGGTTGGTATACACAATCTGTTGAAGAAATATATTTACCAACACCAAATAGTTATGTAAATGAAAATGGTAAAATTTGTTTAAGACTTTGGTTTGCACAACCTTTGAGGCAAAATTACGGTGGTATATTTGGAAAAAGATGCTGTTTATTTATGGGTAAACTGCATACATTAGGTATTGTTAATTCTGCTAAATCATACAATAATATGTATTCAATGCCTAACTATGATAATGTAAAAACATTCCGTCATCCAGAGGTTAATGCAGATCAATTAGTATCTCCAATGTGCAGTGCATACAGTTTACCATATCTTGAAGATGAAAATGAGGTATATTTACGTCAAGTGCGTGTTCCGGGGTTCATTGATAGTTGCTATGGTGAATTATACATGATGTGGACACCATCAATTCAATCGTATAAAAGCGGTGATATTGTTGAAATTGATAATGATAAATATGCAGTAATCAATGAGGGTGTTGTTTGCTGGGTTGCGAAAGTTTAAGGAATATAATTATGATCAGTTTTAAACAATTTTTAATTGAAAGTGAAATCTTAGAAGATGAACAGCAATCATCTGAGAATGGTGTTACTGTTTATTGCGGCGAAGATAAACGTACAAAAAAGTATCGTATTTTTGCAGTTGAATATAAAGACGGTGATCTAGTAAATGTATTTGATAATTTAGGTTTTAATAAAGTATTACCATTTGATTTAAGAACTGGTAAAATTGCCGATGATGCTTTAGAGAATGCATCTGAAATGGCAAACCAGATTAAAGACCAATACAAAGTACATAAAAAGAAGTCAATGAGTGAAAAAATTGAAATGTATTTGCAGAAAATCTTTTCAGCATATAAAGAAGTTGGAAAAGGTATTACTGTTAAAGCCTTATGTAAATTTACTCAAGATATTTTAAATACTGCATCAAAGGGATTACAATCACTTTTTTCTTCAAAAGGCTATAAATACTATGATCGTGTTACAGAAAGTGAAGAAGTTGATTTTGATGATGTAGTTAAACAATTAAAAAAGCTTATTAAAAAGTATACCAAATAATTTAAAAAAGGTTTTGCACAAATGCTGATTACGTTAGATCCGTTTTACGATGTTGAATTTTACAATCGATGTAAAAATTCACTCGAAAATAATAAATGCGAATACCGTGAGTTTATTTGTGTAAGACCGCCTTTTAACTGGTATCTTGATATTAAAACCGAGCCGAATCTGCTTGATTATACCAAAGCGGAAAGAATTGATAAACAGCATATGGTTTCAGTAGCAAAGCCAATAAAAACGGCTGACTTCTGGAAACATTACCGCAGAGGAAATGACACACGGGATAACATTAGCAGATTTATTGTTAATGATGCTTTTGAGGAAGCATCGAATTCAACTTATTCGGCTTTTGTGCATATACGTTCTAAAGAGCAGGCACTAAAACTGTCTGCTAATATGAAAGGGATTAAACTATGGTATTTTGGTAAATTTTATCGTAATAAATACAGAGTATATTTAATAAACTCTGAACTTGTTCCGAATTTTATTCCTAGAGAAGATATTCTTATTACTAAAGACAACGATTTAGTAACATTTGAAAAAGACTTGAACTTCAAGATTTTCAAATTACAGGATTTACTCATAAAGAATTCGGAAACAGTGTATATGTTAAATGGCAGAATACAGCTACCATCTTATAAGAATAATTTGCCTAAGTTTTAGTTGGATTAAGCTGTTTTTCGGTTAATATGACAAATTTTAACCCTTTTGACTTTGCAAAGTTGCTTGCAGAGTTCCATTTAGCTTTATTGACAATATATGTCATTACACTGTCTTTATAGTTTATTATCTGTTTAGAGGTCATTTTCTTAGGTTTCTTGGGCGGTATGGTTTGGTCATACGGCTTAATCTCCACTATTACTTTATAACCATTTACAAACTCAATATACATATCGATAAAATATCTGTGTTCCTTATTGTCAATAGGCTTGATATATTGAATGCAAAAAGGTTCCTGTGACCATTTCAAGACCTTTGGATTCAAATCTGCATACTTAATAGCGTTCTTTTCAAGCGAACTTTTGTACTGAATGAAGATTTTACCGTCATAAAGCTTAGTACTTTTCATATATCCGTCTGCCGGTTTGATGTATTTTTCAGGATTTGACAGAGGATACCAACCTTGATGATACTTTTTCACAAAAAAATCTCCATTTAAAATTATTTTTTTTATATATTTATATATATAATATATATTAATAATTAATATTTCATGTTAAAAAGGTGCAAAAAATGGATTTAAAAAGCCTAAAATCATCTGATATACCCAAAATTAGAAAGGAATTGCTTGAAAAACAGGGTTATAAATGTGCAATATGCGGTAAAAGCATCACAGAAAACGATAGAATCACGTTAGATCACCAGCATAAACTTAAAAAATCAGATGAAAACGGCATAAACGGAAATGGATTAGTCCGAGGTGTATTGTGTGCAGACTGTAATTGTTCCGAGGGTAAAATATGGCATTCTATGACTAGATTTCAACAAACCTATACAAATAAAGAAAGAATTGAATGGTTACGACATTTAATTACATATTATGAACAAGAGCCATATCCATACATTCACCCATCTGAAGTTAAAAAAGAGAAAGATGTATCTAAAAAGAACTTTAATAAACTTAATAAAGAGTATAAAGTTAAATACCCTAATAAAAAGCCGTTGGAATATCCTAAGTCCAAGAAGTTGACTAAAGGCTTGAAAGTTTTGTTTGAGGAATTTAATATAAATCCGTATAATTAGTGTGATATATATCACATTTTTAATGAAATATATTTGACAATGCGTTATATGTATAGTATGTTTAGATTGAAATAATATCGAATATAAGGAATGTGAAAATGTTTGAATTAGCGACTGATTTTTCAAAACGTACTGTATACCCGAAATTTTTAGATATAGATCCGAACTGGGATTATGAGGAATCACAGAAACAAGCTACCCGATATATTAAGACTTTGATCTGCAGAAACATAGAGATTCCGAATAAAGAACCCATTGTGAGAAACGATGTCTTAGAGTGGAAAATCAATCCGACAGCAATTAAACAAATACTGTATATTATAAATAATATAGATATAAGACATTGGGAATATATAGGTTATTCCTCATTACGTAATACAGGAGTTTATTCATGGGATGAAGCTATTTATGGGGAATACCACATCAGGTTATCAGAAAAAAGTGACGTTTCGGATGATGAAAGAATTTTATTTAGCGATCTGTGCATCACAATTTTATTCGATACTATAAGTAATTCATGCAGTTCTATAAACATTTCTTTTATAATCACTGATAAAATTACAAAAGAAGAAAAATCAAAATATTTTTACAATATTGATGAATTTATAAATTACTATAATAATATAACAAAAAATAATGGAGAACTATAAATAATGTATACAATATTTGATGAATATTTTATATGCTTAGTGCATGATATTTTAAATGACCAATTAAATGAGGATAATACATCTCAACTAATACCTGTAGAAGACACCGAGTTTGTGTATAGGAATTTGTCAATTCCAAATATTGTAAAATTGAAAGAACCATTAAATTTAGTAATTGACGGTAAACAAATCACATCATTCTATAGAAGAATCAATAATAGAAAATTTAAATCGTTTTTATATGAAAATATTAAATCGCAAGCAAATGATGGAATATCAGCAAACATCGGTAAATCTGCAGGCATGGAAAATTTAACTGCAAACATGAATGATAGACTGAATGGAATAGTAACAAAATTGAAAGATAAAGGCATTGATAGCAGTTTTTCACAGGTTTATTATGAGAATGATGTTAAAACTTTCCATAATAAGATTAAAAATACATTTGCTCTTGCACGGTTTAACGTTGGGTTTTTAAAACAGCATGGTATTAAAGTTTTACGTACTGCTAATAATACAAGCAATCCACATGTTGTAATTGTGTCAGAAAAACTAGAAGAACAAGTTTCTAATTATGTTAAAAATAAATTAAACGGCAAACAATCAGGATTCAATATTCTTGATACCAATGAGCAAAACGATGTGTACAATTTTCTAAAAAATATCATCTATGATGATATTAAAACATCTACTTATGTGCCATTAAGTTATAATCCAAAAAAGGGTGTAGTCGATAGAAAAGATATAAAACAATTACCAATTATGAAAAATCATTGTGTTTTCACCAGCATTTTTCATAGAGCATATTTAGATATTTTGTTGCAAAAGAAACATCTTACACATTCTGTATGCTATGATGGAGATGGTTTTATCCTGTTTGAGTATAAATCTGAAATGGATAAGTATATTTTAGATGTATTACAAGAATTATATCAAAATAAAGGAAAAGTGACCGAATCATTCAGATCGTTTTTAGAACGAAAAGGAATACTTGAATCATTATATAAATGGTAAACTACCCCACCCCATAAAGGTGTATGGTTTCATGGGGATTATGAAAATATTATATTGCTGCATAATTAGTGTGATATATATCACATTTTTAATTAAATATGTTTGACTTTTTAAATCATTTTGAGTAATATATAAAGCATAGAAACAAACAACGAACAACGAAAGGAAGAAAATCATGGAAAACTTGAATGCTACTGAATTAAACTCAATCATCGATACCTACTGTGAATTAGCTGCAAAAGCTAAAGAGATTGAAGATCAGATGAAAACTCTGAAATCTGTAATTGTTGAACAGATGGATTCTCTGAACGTTAAAAAGCTTGAAACTGCAGAAAACAGCATCACTATGAAAAAGGCTATCTATAAGGATTACGATGCTGCGATCGATTACTTAAAAGAAAAAGCCCCATCAACCCTCGTATTAAAGGTAGATGCATCAAAGGTTAAATCCGCTATTAACGTGGGTATGCTTAACGAGTCTGAACTCGCTCAGTACACTAAACTGAGTGAACGAATCAGCTTGACCCCGACTGCTAAAAAGAATTAAAAATCCTCTCCACTTCCAACGAGAAAATCAAAGAGCCATTAAATATGGCTCTTTTTAATGTGATGCATTTCAAAAATATTAACACAAAATATTGATTTTTAATATTTTATTATATATATTATATAATAAATAAACAAAAAGGTGATTGAAATGATTGATAACAACAAGCCATACAAAGAATTTACTTTAACTGAAAAGGTTGATGTAGCATTTTATGCTATACATCAATTGTTTAGCTATTGTTTAATAGTTGATGATGATGATTTCACAGAAGAAGTTTTGAATAAATACGAGATCAATAAAAATCCATCTTTATATTTAAGCAAAACTAAAGAACTTCTTAGAGGGATTAAAGTTGACCAGCATGATATTAACAAACTAAAAGAACTGCATGAAGATACTGTCGATATTCTTGACAGTATCAGTGCAGAGATCAATCATAAATATAGACAATTTTTAAATGATAAAACATTAGATATATATGATCGCAATGCATTTAAAATACTTGATTTAAAAATGGATTGAGATAATACATCAAACAATAATTCCATATTGCTCTTTTTTATTTTTTTCTAAATTTTAATATATATTATATAAATATATATAGAAAACGAAAAATTGTATAAAAGGCACATAATATGGAACACAAACCTCACAATGCCTTGACTGAACAAGAACTTATAATTAGAGCAAAACTGTTAAGGCTTGAAAATGAAGATCAAAAAGAAGATTCCCAGCGGTGGATGATTTGGTTTCTTCTCGGTGGAATGCTTTTATATCCTTTCTTAGTCATTATATGCTCTTATTTTAACTTGGAAAATGCAGCAAAATTACTTGAAGATATGAGTAACATCTATTTTATGAGTATCTCCGGCTTAGTCAGCGTGTATTTTGGTTCAAATGCATATGCAAAGTCAAGGACTGTTCATTCTATGGATATAAGACCGCCATCTGACGATGAACCACAGGACTAGAAAAAGTCACTCATCTTAGATGAATGATAATCATGATTTTTGTAGTTCTGATCGTTCGCATCATCAAATGAACCGATTACCATATAATCGGTTATACTACTGTTTTTACTTACTGCATCTTCAGAATTTGAGGAATAGATTTGTTTAATCAATTCTCTGAAATCCTCAAAGTTATGAGAATTACAGAAAGGGGCAAAAGCAAGGGCTAAAGACATTATCATATCATCATGGCAGCCGTCATCTGCTTGATATTTACCGTTTTTATTTATGAATGTATAAAATTCAGTTATAGTATTCTTATCATTTATAATAAGCTGTTTATTATTCATAAAGAGTTTTAAGGTATCTAAAATCAATTTTCTTGATTTAGTGGTAGTTCTAAAACCGGCTTCTTTTACTTTTTTACCGTTTGGATTGTTTTGATTGGTCTTTCTTTCAAAGAATAGATTATCATACTCAAATTCTGTTCTAAGCATTTCAGCAATGAATGTTCCTGCACCCTCATTGTTTTCTATAATGATAAATGCATTATTATATGATATTCCCCATTCATTAACATATTCCGGCATTATCTGCCAGTTACATTTATAGATTTGTGCAGTACACACCTGTTTAAAAGGGAATGTGGTAATATCTAATATATGTGAAGCAAAAGCATCAAGACCAGTTTTAGCCGGATCTACTGCTAAAATGTATTTATGATTCTTGATTGGTTCTTCAAACACATTCAAAAATCCATCTCTTTGATATAAAGGCTCGATTGATGAAAAATCTTTTAATACTTCTGGATCTATCAGTGTATGACTCGAACCGATAAAAGAACATTCATAATTCTGTGCAAAATGTACTTCACCGAATGAGTCAATAATCTTTTCCTTGAATACATCCGGCGGAATGAGTTTACCTTCATTATCATATCTAGGAACATCTCTCCAGTTCACAAAGTAATGATCGTAATCGTTTGACGGTTTATCTAAAGTCACATCATATAAACCATCATAGTTTTTAACTACATTTATAATCTCACTTTCTTTTAGCATTTTGAACCTTTCAAGTATTGATTGAAAAACTTTGAGCATAGATATCCCATAGTATCAAGTTTATACATTTTTCCACTTTCACTGCAGAAGTGATGTATTATATATTATTTATATATAAATATATTAAAAAAAGAATAGCTATGCTGTAAATTTGAATCAATGCACCTTTACAACATAGCTTAATATATTAAAAACTTCAACACATATCACAAAAATAAAAACCCCCCACAATAAGTGGGGGAAACATTTTAATTAGGGTTTCTTAAAAACTTTCTAATCGCATAAAGATGATTTATTCTGTCTTGTAAACCGTTTAAACCACCATTGATAGCTTTTGTAATATCTTCATTAGACATATTACCGCTTAGATTGTTTGATTTCCAGAACCAGATAGCACTCTTTGCAGCACCATCGATGCTTTCAAGATATTCGGGATTCTTGATACAGTCAATCTTTAAATGCCATGTGCAACGCTGGTAATTGTTCTTGCCGGTAATCTGAAATATTCCACGTCCACGGTAACGATAACCATCTTTTGATTGCTCATCACCATTTCCCATGCGGTTAGCATACACCAGACTTCCTATTCTTTCAGGATTACGTGCATAATAATTGAGATCTTTATTCTTGAAATACTTTCCAAAAACACGTCTTAGCCCATCGGCACTATAATTAAGGTTTTCAACAAAAGTGCTGAAACCGTTGCTTTCATGTGCCGCTTGAGCAAGAAAGTTTTCCTTATCAATCAAGGTAAAATTTTCTTTGGTCATTTCAGTATCAAGAACTTCAAAAATCCCCGGTTTTGCTTTTGGATAGATTTTATATAATTTGGTTACAGATGTTAATTGTTTTTCTGCCATTTTGTCACCTCTTATAAGTTGCCCCTTAAAGGGGCAACCGTTAAAAACATATTAGTGTTTTGATAAATCAGGAATTGGGTCTGTATATGCCTGTGCAGTTAATTTAACTGTATTTTCTTCCTCGCCATCTTCCTGAGTAATCTTAATTGAAGGTGGGGTAACAGTACGTTCATATATTCTCTTAACCTCAATATCTGAAATATCAAAGCAAGGGGCATGTGAATTTCGGTTATAAGAAGTTGCAAGTAATATCTCATTCCTGCTAGTACCAAGTCTTGAAGTTGTTTTTGTTGTATCATCACTTCCGATTGAATAACCGTTGATTCTTACAGTTTCCTTGAATTCAGACCATAAAACTTCAACTTCAAACCATGCACCGTTTAAGATTTCATCTGATAGTGGATAAACAATTTCAGTTTGAGCGTTCTTAGGACCTGAATTTGTGGTTAAACCTACATTTTGAGTACTGTTAAAACACAGTCTGTATCTACCGTCAATAATCTTTTTATCAATATTACAGATATTCATAAAATTATAGGTACTTTCATAACCAGTAATATTATTGTTTTGATAATTGTTAATTCTTGCTTTGAATTTGATTATATAAGGATAATCATATGGAATTGACTTGTTTCGATCAATAGCAATGCGTAAACCGGAACTATATAAAACTGCATTACTTTGTGGATTATCAATGAAATAATTCATATTGTTTCTAAAGTAAACTGTATTGCCTTCTTTGGCAATTATCGGATTTGATGCACCGATAGGCGCACTGCCAGTTGATAACCATGCAGATAACATTAAAACCGGGGTATCTGCAGTATTAGTTGCAGAATCTTTCCATGGATTGTTTGCAAGATTATTACCATTATGATTTTGAATGGATTTATTCACATCATCTGTGCTGAACCATTTACCTATTTGTTGCCACTCTAAGAAAACCATTTTTTAAACTCCTAATTATGTTGTAAAGGTGTATTTGTATTATATATTATTTATATAAATACAAAAATATTTAAAATTTTTATTGCATTGTTATATATAGTATAATATTATAATAAACATAATAGATGAAAACAAAGAAATACGCACACGTAAAATTCAAGTAAAAAGAGGAAGCCAAGCTAAAAAAGAACTTGACTACAATATGTTTTATCTAAAAATTTATCAAATACATGTATTTAGGAACTGTCCCTAAATTAAATCCAATTTTAGTGGCTTAATTAACCTTAGTTTCATTGGTAAGTATAGTATAGATAATGTTTAAAACTTTGAAGTATATCACATTTTTTAAAAACAATTTTATTGACATATAAATAAAGGTGTTATATACTTCTTTTTAATATGATGATAAATTTATTAAAAATATGAAAAAGTTAAAAGCCAAAACAAAAAATATAAAGCAGACTAAAAAAAGACGCAAAAAGAAAAGTCATAAATATAGTTTTATGATTACTCTTAAATTTGCGTATAAGATAATCTTTGGTGATAAAGAACTTTTAGAGAAGTTAAGAAAGCAATTTTCATCTCTTGTTCATATTTTTTATAACTTATATGTTGATAATCCGAAGATAACATGTCATGAAGCAAATGAGCATATCAAAGGTTATAAGAACCTTGATTTAATGGATTCGTATTTGATTTTATGTGCATATAATAAAGCATATGAAATTTATAAACGTCATAATGTTGATAATAAAGGTGAACCAGCCGGTCATAAACTCGTTTTTGGTGAACGAAAAAATCTAATTAAAACATCTAAACACACATTAACAAAAAAGGAATTTAGAAAACTAAGAATGATGCCTTTATATTTAGAAGGCGAAAAACAATATCACGGTAATAGACGTGTTAGAATTAAAGATAAACACACTCTTGAATTTTCTGTTAAGGGTAAAGTAGTTTTTGTTTTTAAAGTATTTGATAAAAGATGTAGTATCTTAAATCAACTCAAGAAAAAACAGGATGCTAAACAGATCCCGATTACTTATACTATTGGCGATGATTATATTAGTATAACTTATAATCAAAAATTACTTACAGTTCCTAAAAATCATAATCTTTTAGCAAATAGAATCATGTCGATGGATTTGAATCCTGATTATATCGGTATTACAATTTTTGATGTCGATCAAGATAGTCATATCCGAAACATTCTAAAAGCATATGTTATGGAGTGGAGTACTATAACTGAGGTTCAAAAGGAATTAAACCAACCTAATAACTCGGAAGGTAATAAATATCTTACCAATAAGAGAAAACATGAAATTCAGGAAATTGCTAAACACATTTCAGATTTATCAGTATTTTATAAATGCAAATATATCGCAGTAGAAGATTTGGATTTTGATTCTAACTGTAAAGGTTTTAGAAACTCTAAATGGAATAGGAATTTAGTGTTTCAATCATTATTTAAACATTCCGTTGAAAACGGTGTTACTATTTTACGTGTTAATCCGGCTTATACAAGTATCATAGGAAATATTGTCTGCAGACATAATATTCCTGATATGTGTAGAAGTGCGTATGAAATTGGTTATCGAGCAGTAAAAGGACTTCAAAATGGAAATTTCGATAAAGACTGGGTAGATACAAATGAATATCTTCATTCCTTAGATAAGGTTAAAGACTTTATTATTAAATCGTTGGAAGAATGCGGTAATAAAGATAAAGAGATTAAAAAAGTTAGTAAATTTACTAACTACAGACAAATAAGTATATTCATCAATGAAAACAATATACAGTATAGAGTTTCCATTGAAGACTGTCATGATAATGAAACAGTCTATAGATTTAAAAATAAAAAATCGCTTGCTAAGATACGTTCTTACGGCGTAAGACACTATAAAAAGAAGATTGCTTGATTCGGGGTTTACGTAGGAAGTATTGCTTTTGAATCAAGTTAGAATGCCGTAAAAAGCAATCTAACTTTAAAATAGCGATTCACTATTATAGTGTCTTAAAACAAAATGAAATCCGAATAAGGTTAAGGTTTCAACTTAATATGCTTATGCATGATGAGTTCTTTTAGGTTGAACTACATGGTGTATATCATAGTTCAAATAAGTCCCGAAAATTGGATTTAATTTAGGGACAGTTCCTTAGATGTTTTGAAGTCCCTCTTTCAAGGGACAAATTGCAATTGTTTTATATATATTTATATTTTTTAAAAAATGGTTGAAAAATTCTAATGGTTCATTCTCCATAAATGCAGACATGCTACCGAAAGCCGATAGATTTGGTTATCAAAATCCTTGATTGTGGATGCAGTATTATACATCTCTTTAAGTTTTGAAAATTCCATATCAAGTATATCCATTATATTATGGTTTCTCCATTCAGAAGGTGTATTCCTGTCAATCTCACCGCATGAAATCATATATTCTTTATCTGGATTGCTTCCAAAACTGTCTTTGTCTTTAATGATTGTGATTGTTTTCATTTTTTAATTCTCCTATAAATACATATATTTAAAATTAAAAAATGCATTTGAATAGTTTAAAAATGTGATGTACTTAACAGAATTAAATTATGAAATGCTAGATAATTAAAACTGTCCGATAGGACAAAGGCTATCATCCTTTTAAAATAGTGAAATAAACTACATGTACTCCTTAGAAACTAAAGCCTACATAAGTAGGCTTTTTTTCATTTTATCGTTTGATGTAAAAGTACTTTTTTAATAATACAATATCAAAATAGATTTGAGTTATCACAGGTCTGTATTCGAGATATTTATCATCTGAATAGATAAAATAGATTAGTTCTTCTGTTTTGCCTAAATCAAGTCTTTGATAAGAATCTGATAAAAAATTTTCAAAATCATCATCATCTTTAATATATAATATTTCATATATATTATCAAAGTTGTTTTTCTTATCTGTTTCTATGATAACCATTTTCAAATCCTCAAACACTAAAAAAGGCACATGCAAGTTTAAAACCCACATATGCCAAAAACTTTTAATTTTTATTGTTATTCTTCATCATCATCAAATAGCAGTTCGTTTTCTGCATCTTCAATATCATCCTCAACATCATCGGAATCAACGAATTTATCAGGATCGATGCTTCTTGTAAAACATACTTCTTCATCATCCGGCTCTGCAAAATCCTCAGGATCTACACACTGGCAATCAGCATATTCATTATCCAGTGGGATTCTTAAAAACTTGCAAGGCAGTTCATCTTCAAATGAAATTGTGATGCAGTCTTCATCAAGCTTTCCGGCACGTCTTGGGTTTCTTCTAAAACGTGAAACACGGCTTTCGCTTTCTTCAACCTTTTTCTTTGGGTCGAACTTATCAAAATTATAATCTACTTCTGCATCTTTGTCTACAAGATACCAGATTGCAAGAACATCTAATTTATCAATCATTCTTGAATTGATATCTAAAATCTTGAAACGAGGTACTTCACCTTTCTGTCCACGTAAAGGAATGTTACGCATTGTTACGTTTCTTTCATTTGATACTTGAATCAGTTGACTTCTAACAGCATCAATAATATAGATATGTGCTGAACCATCGCCATCGGCTGCAACGGTTAACAGAGTACGTGATTTGTAATCTTCCATAACATCAAGAAGTCTTAATGTTAAGGTCTTTGTAGAAACCTTGTTGCGTTCAATACGTTTGATGTTACTTCTATTCATCCATGTTTCAGGAATTTTAAACATGCGAACACGGTTGGCATCAATACCGAAATGCTGTAAGCTTACCATAAGATTACGGCGGATTACTTTTTCATCCACATCGCCTAAATACTTAGCAACCTTGCGATATAACTTTGTAAGATTATCAATTTCCTTTTCATTGATAAAATCAGATCTATCTGATCTGCATCTAATAAATTTTTTAAAACTCATTGTTCAAACCCTTAATAAAATTGCAATTTTAAAGTTATTGTATATACATATTTATATTTTTAATGTATTTTTATTAAAAAATAATTTTCCATGTAATACGCAATGCAGTTGACGAATCTTTAACCTTAGTTGGGAATGCACGATAACAGAATAACTGATCGTCATTCACATATAAACATGCTTCATTAAAGAAAGTCATCTGGGTATCGTATTCGGAACTGCTGATTTGATTATTAGCATAATTCTTTGGGATAACCCATACGAATTGAACTGTACTCTTAAAATTGCTTATTACATTACCATCGTTATCAGTTGCATCGGTGGTATTGACAACGTTCACAAATGCTTCACACTGAGCCTTTGATCTGTCAACTTTCATTTTATAACCTAAGTCTGCAGAGTAGAATGTTTTATCAAAGATATCGAACGGTACTGTATACAGATATGGTTTATAATCTTTTTCAAAAACATTTGTATTTGATAACAATGCATGATTGATAGTATAAGAATCCGCATTATCAGGATTTAAATATCTGTAATACTCATCGTTATATCTGTAAATCTTGTACGGTGTAAGTACATTTGCAGTCTGTGATGAATAGTTTGTAATATAATCATCTGCATATTGTTCAGTGAACAAATGCTGCAAATCTCTTGTATAGGTTTTGTTTTCTACCCTTGGGGTAAATCTGTTTTTAGTAACACCGCAAGTTCCGAGTGCGAGCCTACATGCATGTGGCTTTTGAAATGCTTCAATTATATTTGAAAAAATACTTGCCATGCCACGTCTGGCATTTATACAGATAGTATTGTGATCTTCAAAACTATCTATTACTTCAAAATCTTTTAAAACTTCAACTTTAAATCTACCCTCAATAGGCGATTTGACTGTATCAATCATGTTTTGAATTCCTTTCTAATGATGTAATTCTTTATTCATATTTATATTTATTTTTATTTTCATGCTCAAACTGCTAATAAACTATTGGGATTCTTCAATAGTTTATCATCACTTTGAGCCACTTTTTAGGATTCTGTATCAATCAAGAACCGTGTTCTAAAGGGTTACAACTGATTAAAAAGTAATCAAAAGTCCCCAAACTGCTAATAAACTATTGCCCTTTGGCAATAGTTTATCATCACTTTGAGCATGTTTTTAGGATTCTGTAACAGTTCAGAGCCTTGCTCTATGTTCATACATGTGGTTAAAAAGTAATCAAAACCTTTCAAACATGCAATAAACTATTGGCAAAAGCCAAAAGTTTATCATCACTTTGAGCATGTTTTTAGGATTCTGTAACAGTTCAGAGCCTTGCTCTATGTTCATACAGTTGGTTAAAAAGTAATCAAAACCTTTCAAACATGCAATAAACTATTGGCAAAAGCCAAAAGTTTATTAACACTTTGAGCATGTTTTTAGGATTCTGTAACAGTTCAGAGCCTTGCTCTATGTTCATACATGTGGTTAAAAAGTAATCAAAAGCCCCCAAACTGTTAATAAACTATTTGGATTCCTCAATAGTTTATCATCACTTTGAGCATGTTTTTAGGATTCTGTAACAGTTCAGAGCCTTGCTCTATGTTCATACATGTGGTTAAAAAGTAATCAAAAGTCCCCAAACTGCTAATAAACTATTGCGATTCTCAAATAGTTTATCGCCACTTTGAGCATGTTTTTAGGATTCTGTAACAGTTCAGAGCCTTGCTCTATGTTCATACATGTGGTTAAAAAGTAATCAAAAGTCCCCAAACTGTTAATAAACTATTTGGATTCCTCAATAGTTTATCATCACTTTGAGCATGTTTTTAGGATTCTGTAACAGTTCAGAGCCTTGCTCTATGTTCATACATGTGGTTAAAAAGTAATCAAAAGTCCCCAAACTGCTAATAAACTATTGCGATTCTCAAATAGTTTATCACTATTTTGAGCCACTTTCCGACCCACGAACCGCATGTATTGATTAAAAAATAACCAAACAATCAATATTTTTAAGAAAATTCTTGACACATTTCACAGATATGATAAACTTCTTTGAATAATGGTATAAACAGTTAAAACAAAAAATGAACAGTTTAATTGAACAAAAATCTGATTTAGCAGCTTATCTGAAAATGATAAACAGTTTTCCTATGCTTTCTGCAGAGGAAGAACATGATTTAGCCGTGAAATTTCATGAAAGCGGTGATAAAAAATCTGCATATCGTTTAGTAATGTCGCATATGCGGTTTGTAGTGCATATTGCAAAAGGTTATCTTGGATATGGACTTCCGTTGAAAGATTTAATTCAGGAAGGTGCAATCGGTTTAATGCAGGCTATAAAACGTTTTAATCCGTCAAACGGAGTAAGACTTGCAACTTATGCTATGCACTGGATTAAATCTGAAATCCATGAGTTTATTTTAAATAACTGGAAACTTGTTAAAGTTGCTACTACCAAAGCGCAGAGAAAACTCTTTTTCAATCTGAAAAAGTATAAAAAGAATGTTCAATGGCTTTCTAACAAAGAAGTTTCAAAAGTTGCATCTGATTTAGAAGTAACCCCGAAAGATGTTACTGAGATGGAACTTAAAATGAGCGATTCAGAAGTATCATATGATGCAGATGAACCTGAAATCCTCTGTCTTGAAGATAAACGTTCTGATTTTGCAAAAATTATTGAAAACAATGATTATAAGAATGCAATATATAAAAATTTGAAAAATGCTTTACAATCATTAGATGAAAGAAGTAGATTTATTATTCAAAAAAGATATCTTGAAGAACAATGTACTTTGACCGAGTTATCAAAAACCTTGAATATATCGATTGAAAGAGTTCGACAAATTGAAAACAATGCATTAAAATTATTGAAAGTTTATATGGGGAACAAAAATGTTTAATGTTTTTAAAAATGTGATGAGTAAATCACATCAATTCACAGAGGAAGAACTTAAAAAGTTTAACAGTTTTATGTTCTGCCGCTGGTTATCAGGTACTTTTGATACTTTAAAGATTGCACAGTGTATAAATCTTAACTATAACATACCGGATGAATTGCAGTTGAAACTTGCTCAGTATGCATTGAACGGTAGAAAACGATTTATACCTTTTCCGAAAGCCTTGAAAATGAATGAAGAATACGAAAATAATTTAAAATATATATCTGAGTATTATAATGTATCTTTAGATAAAGCTAAAATGTATTTAGAACTTATGAATCCAGAAGAATTTGAATACATCAAATATCAGATAAACACAAAACGTCAGGCATTAAAAAATGGAAATTAAAACAAAAGGCGAACGTCTTGCTAAAAGGTTCAACGAGATAACTGCAAAGATTGCAGAAAGTGTTCAGAATGCGGACGATCTCATGGTTGATGCAGATGAGATAACAACAAGTGTTGATGAAATTATTGAGGAATTGCCGGAAGATCAAGCTGAACTCGATGTTTCTGAAATCATCAATCTTAAAAACTTACTTGAAGATTTCAAGTATGTACGTCAGACCTTGAAAGAAACTACCGATATGGGTAAAAACATGTTAAAATCCATGGGTAATGAACTTGAATGCGAACCAAATCCGAAAATGCTTGAATCCTATGCATTACTTCAAGGAACTTTGACAGACAATCTGAAACTGTTTTTACAATCTTATAAAGATATTTCAAATGTAATGATGAACATTGCAAAAATCACGGATAAAAACCCTAAGACACAGAACATCACAAATATAAATATTGAGAGTGAAAGCAAGATTGTTAATACTGCCGAACTTATTAAAGAATTAACAAAAAACTAAAGAAAAAATATAAATACAAATATAACATTAAAAAAGGAAATCAAAATGGCTGCAATTAAAGTAAAGAATGGTAAAATTGGTGAAAATCTGCATTTTCAAAGAATTAGAAGAGTAACAGGATATTTAACCGGCGATTATAAAACAAGATTCAATGATGGTAAACAGGCTGAAGTCCGAGATCGTGTAAAACACAATTTAAGCGAACACTCTGAATCTGAGGAATAAAAATGGGTATCTTATCAAAATCGGATTACGAGCGCAGAATGCGTAACGTTGACCGCCGGAATGCGGAAAATGCCGATATTCTTGAAGAGCAAGGGTTTGAAACAGATCAGATAAGAGCATTAGAAGATTTGTGCAGTATCCGTCATGATTTGCATACTTTCGGTGCTGAAACCCTCTGGAATGTAGAATGCAGTAATTATGATACGTTTCGTGACTGGTTGAACGGTGGAATTCAGGAAATGCTTGAAGATGTCGGTTTTGATAATGATTTATCTTTTGATACCGATGATTTACCGGCGAGCAACGATGATGAATTCATGGATATTGATGATTTCGATGCTTACTATGAAGAAAGCATTGAGGTTCTTAGTGATTTCATCGATGATGTGAACCGCAAAATTGAAAAGTGGCTCAGAAATTTTGATAAACAATACGGTACTCATTATGCACCTACCGGATTGCAGAGGATTTAAATGTTAAAACAATTCCAGCTAAAAGAAAGCAGATATGATGCATCGGAACTTTTTAAAATCAGTTCCGAATTGACGGATTCCGAGAAAAGACTTCTTGTTCAAGGCTGTGTACTTCCGGGATTTGAATTTTTTGAAAGTGGCTGGGATATGCTTGAAAACTGGTCAGAGGATTTAGATATTTTAATTTGTCAAATCCTAGATAACAGTAATATAGAATCCAGCAAAGATTTACGGCAGGAATGCTGTATATTCTCAAATTCATATGGTATTAGTGAAATCCGTGTGCTTCCAAATGGAATAAATTCATTAACAGATTTGGAAATTAATGGAATACTTGACAATGCCATGGAATTTGTAGATAATATAATTGTAAAAAAAGAATACCACACGGAAATTGCTGAAATTGCTAATCGTTACGAATCAAAAATTGATAAAATTCTTGAAAAATAACTTGCAATTTGAAAAATAATATATATATAATAAGAATATCAAATATAGTGTACATATTACGGTTTTGCAGAGTTCCGGCTGTTTAACAGCATAAACTGCAAAATTTTATTTTTAAAAGGGAGTAAAAATGCTTAAACGCAGAAGAATTCGTGAAAGTTCAGAAGTAACCGTTTCTGACTTAATTGATTATCTACAAGGTGTTATCGATGAACTTGAAGATGAGTACAACGAAAATGATATTGTAAACATTTCACCGAATACTTATCGCATGGGAACACCGATGGCTTATTATAATGAAGGATTCATTGATTTGAACGATCTTAATAGCCATATTGAAGTTGTTGATGATGATGAAGATGAAGACTTCGATGAAGAAGATGATGAATAATTAAAATTTTTGGAGAGGTTCCAGAGTGGCTAAATGGATCAGACTGTAAATCTGACGGCTCTGCCTTCGATGGTTCGAATCCATCCCTCTCCACCATTTGAAAGTTTTTGAATGTGAAATGATTGATGTTTTAACAATCTGTCAAGCAAAACATGGTTTTGAATTTGTGGCAAAATTATACTCGAACGATCACAATCCGCCGCATTTTCACGTAGAAACGTTAGATGGAAAGAAAATCGCAAAAATTGAAATTACTGAAAATGCACCAAAAAATTTTGATGATTTGAAAATTTTGAAAATTCAAAATCAAAAAGATTTTGATAAAATTAAGAAAAATCTTTTAAGATGGTGCAGTTCAGAAAGAAACGGTGTGAAAATCTGGCAACATGCCAAACTTGTTTGGGACGATAACCACACGGATGACACAGCATTTGAATAATCCCCATATTTATGGGGATATATTAAATATGACAAATTATGTCATGTTATCTACTTTGTGATAAAGTATTCAATGACATTGTTTGTACAGATTTCATCTCTGTGAACATCAGTTTCAATACTGTGTTCAGATTGTTCGGATTCTCATTCTTTAAGATGTTTAGGTATTTGTCAAAGAATGCAAGGCTTTCAGCGGTTTCATATACATAAGACCAATCTGGTGATTGATACAAGTCTTTTGCAAGGTCTTTATATTTGCTATTCCATTTGAATTGTACCGGCGGAATACAAAAGCGATATTCTGCTTCTCTCATAATGGTTATTCTGTCAATACACAAATATGCTTCACCATTGCAGATAGGTATGGTGTATATGTTATTACCGTTACATCTACCGCCAAACTTATTCTCAAAAAGATATTCAAAATCACGTTTCTTCAGAATATTACCCTTGCGCTTTTCGCCTTGGGCGATTGCTTTGAGTTTCTTGCGGTCAAAGATGATAGTAGGATCTCGGAAAATTTCCCGTTTCCCATAATCATTATAAGTTTTCTGTTTAACACGTTGCCGTTTACCATCGATAAACAGTTTGGTTTCATAAGTTACTTTCATATCCGGCGAGGAAAGATTTCCATTTGCAATACTACTATACACATCATCAAACCGTAACCAGATATCTAGGTCGATTATCTTAGTCTTTCCGGCATTAAAGAATTTTACATGCTTGCCATAGAAGATTGAAAAATCCGTGAAATCGGTTACTGTGTACTTGAATGAATCGTTAAACATCTCATTGAAGTATTCAACAAATACGTCAGGATTAAGATTATCGAAGTATTCCTTACATAGCTTTTCAGTCTGTTTCTTAAGGAACTCATAATCGGACTTCTTGGATTCCCTAGATTCCGGCTGTTTATAATCCTTAGTTACATTCTTCAAAAGCAAGTCTTTTGCATAGTTCAAGTCCTGCATCTTTTCAACATCACCGCCCTTATCAGGGTGAAATTTGATAGCAAGCCGTTTATACTTCTTCAAAACATCATTTTCTGTGTAATCTTTATCAAGATTAAACAGTTTCAAGGCTTCACTATAGCTGAGTGACTCCAAAAGCATACGTAATTTCATGATTTTTCCTTTAAAAAATTATTTTTTCAGATCTTATATATATAATATATTAATAATTAATAAAATTTTTAATAAAAACACGTTCAATCATGTGAAAAATTCCTAAAAATTCCTAGATTTTAGGATTTTTAACACTCAAAACACGTTCAGAAAGCTAAAAAAGCTTGTTTTTAGTGTATTTTTTAATGAAAACACACTAAAAATTAAAAATTTTTCTATTTTATATATATAAATATTAATAATATTTATAATTTTTTAATTATTACGTTAATACAAATGAAATTTTTTCTATATTTTATGCGCTGGCAATTGAGTACGTTAGTACTAGCTTTGCCGATGTGGTATTTTGAATCACTTGGAATTGGTGCTGTGTTGAATCTTGTAATATGTCAGTGCATTGGTGCAGTGATTTTTTACAAGATAGACCAATTGATATTTAAGAAAGGGTAGTTGTATGGGTAAGGATGCTGGTGTTCGTTGGGGTATCAATACCGTTAAAGGATGGTTTAAAGGCGGTAAGGGTGGTAAAGGTGTTAAACCACCTAAAGCTGAAGGAAAACCCCCTAGACGTGTTTCAGAAGCTAATAAGGGTGGTAAAGGAAAGCCGTCTAAATCCTCTAAATTCGGTAGAAAAGCATTAGTAGGGGGTGCATTAGGTGCATTGGCTTTAAAGGCTGTTTCTGACCTTTTAAACAATAACGGCAACGGAAACGGCACAGATCCGAACGCTCTTTCCAGAAAGAACAAAACCAGAACATCAAGTACTGCTACCACCAAGCCGGTATCACAGAACATAGTCATAAAAAAGCATGATTACCCAAATACTTATCGTGTACAGTTGAATCAACTGTCAAACACGATAAATTATGCCATAAAACGTGACAAAATCTCAAATAGGAAAACTAATAACCGGTATCAATCTATACTCTGTAAAAAGATTATGGATAAATTAACCTTGCATACGGAAATACAAAATGATTTAATAGTTAATGAGATTTATAATGTTCTTGCCCTTAATAATGATTTAAGTGATACCACAAAGAAAACCTTTATCAATAACCTTGTTGACTTAATCAAGCCAAAGAACAAAGGTAAAATGTCTGATACCTTTTTGAACTCTGCATCCTTAAAGGAATTAAAGAGCATCAATAAAACACAGACTAAAATATATATGGCATTAAAAGAGTTGTCAGAGGATAATTTACACTCTATATATGATAAAAAACGTGAACATGTACAAAAATTGCCATATAAGAATACAGATTATCAGAATGTATCTAATATTGAATCCGGTGGTAACGGCGGATTTAATTTTGGGTTAGGCGGTATTCTAGGTGGAATACTTGCCGCCCTTGGCGGTGGCGCATTGTTTTCATTGTTCAATAACTTAAATGAAGATGATTCAGATGGCTCAGATAGCGATGATGAAAAAAGTTTTATTGATAAAGTATTATTGGATGCTGCTAAATTTGCAAGATATGAAAGTGCGATGAGGGTACACAAAGCCAATAAAAATGTAGCAACTCATTTTAGGGATGCAAAAACGAATTTCAAAGATTTCCGAACCGATGCACAAAAGGCTGCAAATACAAGACGTGTTGCAGACAATATCAGATTATCTAATCAGGAACAACTTCAGAAAAACATGGCTAAGTTGAAACCTGAATTAGATCCGGTTGCTAAGAAAGAATTACTTGATAAGATTAAGAAAAATAAGAAAGCGATTGCATTAGCCGAAGAGATTTGGGGACGTAACAGATTAAAGAAGGTTTATCCAAAACTTATAAAAGCTTTGAAAAGTACCGGACGTGCATTAGGTTCTGGGGCTTTCTCAATATTCTTTGCCTTTATATCCATATGTATGGTTAAGTATGAGTTAGAACATATGGATGATGAAACCGAAAAATACGCATTAACAGCAATAGCAACCCTTGAATTGATTCCGGTTGTAGGTGCTATTGTTGGATTTTTTGAATGTATTCCGTTGCTGTTAAATCTTGCCGGTACTATTATAAAAGATTTCATAGTCCCAGCATTACAGTATTTTGAAAAAAAATACAATAGAAACGATCCATTATGGAAAGAGGTTGGTTCTTGGACTATTGATGGATTTCCGATTGGTCAATCAATTTTAGTTATTTTAGACTTCTGTAAAATCTCTGCATGGGCGGTTATTCCTGTTCTTAAAGAACTTGGAGAAGCATTATACTGTATAGATCCAGATGCATTGCGTCATTATTTTATGGATATTATCAGAGTAGGGGAAAAAGCTATAGAATACACCTATCAGACTGCAGAAGCCTTGCATGTTTCTAAAAACAGTGTATTAAAAACCTTGGAAAACGAGGGGTACATTAAAACATCTGGAATAGGTGGTATAGGTGATACTAAAGTTGTTGATTTTGATAGAATCCGTAATGAGTTAAGTGTTGCTGAAATAGATGCACTTATTCAAAGTAATGCTCTTTTATTCAGTGATAAACAACAATTAGAAAATATTAAAAATTCTAAAATGCGTGAACAAGCCGATTTGATTAAAAAGACCGGCGATCCTGAAAAAGATGCTTGGAATGCAGTTGAAAGGGTTGAAAAAGCAAGATTTGAAGCTGGTAGAAACTTAACTGAAACAAATCTCAGTACTCTTAATGAAGAATTAAACAGTAAAGATGCATATGAAACCCATATTTTGCGTTATTGGAATGCGTTTAACTCATTAGATGCACAGATTGCAGCAACCAAATACTTTTTCCATCATCCATGGAAAGAGTTTATCAGCCGTATTCGGTCACAGATAAATAATATACAATACTGGCTTGCACCCCCTATTACTGTTGAAGTAACTAAAATACATAATAAAGATGTAATGACTATATTCGGCGGTGCAAATGTGTATTTTATATTCTTACATGGCACGGTAGCAATCAGAAAAGATAATGAGAAAGAACCGTTTTATAATAACAATTTAAAAGTTATCGGTCAGTTAAAGAACGATGGCAGTGCTGAACTGTCTAATAACTATGTAGCCAATGATAAAGAAAGTTTTGAGTATTATAACGATCCTAGATTTAAAAATTTTAAAGGTAAAGGTTATAATCAATATAGAAAAGAAGTATTATATGCAGAAGTTACTAAACCGGTGGAAACTTTTAAAATTCCTACTGTATTAGATGAAAAACAGTTTAATATGAGTGCCGCCGGAATTCCTACTGAAACTAAACCGGTTGATACTGTACCTAAAGTTGATACTCCTAAACCGGTTGATGCAACTAAACATGTTGATGCAACACCTAAAGTTGATACTCCTAAACCGGTTGATGCAACTAAACATGTTGATACTGCACCTAAAGTTGATACCCCTAAACCGGTTGATACTGCACCTAAAACTGATGAATTAAAAGTATCAACCCCAGTACCAAAGGTTTTACATTATACTAAACCTGATGGAACTACTGGTACTACAAATACTACAGCACCGAAAGATGATGTTTTCCAAAAGGTTTTAAAAGCTGCTGAAACAGCAAGAAAAAATACAAGGTTTGACCGTTACGGAAGAGAAAAATCAGAAAAACAAAGTACCAGATTGTGCGCTCATTATGTATCAAATGCATTACAGGCAAGCGGTCTTAAATTTAACAGACCTCATTATGCACATGAATACCATACAAAAGGTATATTACGTAAACTAGGTTTTAATATGGTTTATAGCGGTTTAGGCAAATATGATGCAAAAGTAGGTGATATCTGTGTTGTTAATAAATTTAATACCCCTGATGGAAATGAGCATTATCATGTAGCCATATATGATGGTAAAAACTGGATATCTGACTTTGTACAGCAAAGTCCAGAAGCATGGAATATTTATAAAGGTGTAAGACCTAATAACGGTGTATTTTACTATCGTTACGGTGCATCTGATACCCCAGCACCGACAGTTGCGACAAATACTGATGTTGCAGAAACATTTGATACTACTAAAACACCGGAAAAACAAGTACCTTTTGAACCGAAAGTTAATAAAGAAAAAGTAGAAGTAGCTAAGAACAATACAAAAGATGCTGATACTCGTTCGGAAAAGACTTCTAAAGATTTAGCCACGAACGAAAGAAAACTGAATGAAAAGAAAACAGCAAGTAATAATAATGATACTTTATTATTTGATGTTAAAAACAATTCATTCTTTAAACATAAGAACCTTGATAATGCAAATGTGTTCTTCACATTCCCTGTTTTAGATTACAGCACTTTAGACTGGGGATAATTGACAACGGCTGAGAATTCATGTATTATATATTATAAGAATATAATGTGATTTATATCACGTTATATTTTTAAAAAATAACTTGACAAATAAAAAATAATATGTATAATTATACACATAGACTTGATTGAGAGAGGAATTTGAAATGGACACATTGGCTGAAAGAGAGATTAGTTTTTATGCCGAAGATGGAAATATTGATATTTTTGTATCTATTGCAAGAAGTGTGTGCGATGGTGTGACCGTTTCAAGACAATATTGCAGTAGAAGTCGTGGCGCTTTCTGGACTGACCCTGATGTTGAATACTGCAATCTTGAGGGTGGTTTCTTTGCCACTGCACAGCGCATTTTACGTGCCTATGGCAAAGATAATATATCTACACACAGAATAGGTTCTAAAGCGAACTGGTAGCGTTCTAGGGGGTATTCTGGGGGCATTCTAGGGGATTCTATGACTAAAGACGAAGTATTGATTGCTAAACATGCATTAATGACTCTTGAAAGCGCATTGGGAATGCTTTCAAATTCAAATATTCCAAATTCTGAACTTATGCCGATTTTGAACATGTTCAGTTCCGTGCAGGAAGATTTGGTCAAGTTGTATGCAGAAGATCACGCTAAGAAAGAGAATACTAAAAAGCGTGAACGTTCCTCAGAAAGTTCACGGGATAATTCAAATTATGAAAGTGAAAGTATAGGTGAATTCTTTGCTCATTCTACCGATTTTGACGGTTTTGGCGATTTGTGGATGTTTAAATGATTAAAATATTGAAACAATTTATTTTATTGCTGATAGCCTTGACTATCGGCTTTTTTGTAGGCTATAATTTCCCTAAGAAGTATGAGGAATGCACATTAGAACCATCTGAGTACTATTATCACTGTCTGCAGTATGAAAGCGGAAAATGTCTTAAAATAATTTTGAAAAAATATAACGAAATGGAGATTTTCAAGTGAAATTAGCCGAATTAAGAAAATTAAGTCATAGTCCCGTGGCTGTATATAAATATGAGAAAACTATTGAAATTTCGGATTTGATGAATAATTAGGAACTGTCCCTAAATTAAATCCAATTTTAGGAACTTGTTTAACCTTAGTTTCATTGTTAAGTATAGTATAGATAATGTTTTAAAATTTTGAAGTATATCACATTTTTAAAAACAATTTTATTGACATATAAACAAAGTTATTATATTATTGATAATATAAAAAATTATTAGTTACTTAGAAAATACAAATTGAAAATAAACAGTATATACAGTAGAAGTTTTTACAGTTATGAACTCAGCGATACAAAATATCATGAGATCTATGACTTTGCTTGTTATCTGAATGGGATTAAAAATGAACTTTCTATTGAAGTTAATAAAAATCTGTTGTATTTTCATAATATGACAAAGTATGAGTTTCAACAATCAATATTACCTTTAGTTCGTGATAGGATAAAATCTAATTTTTACTTCCACATGGCTGATGATGTTTTTGTAGCATATCAAAACAAGTTTAATGCGATAAAGAAAAAATTAAATTTTAAGATGGTTCAAGATTACCATTTTGTATATTACAAAAGAAACTCTAAAAATCATTCAATCGGTGAACTTAAGGAAATACATAAAAAAATTCGTATCTACACCATTGACTATAACATTAACATATTTGGCTAGATACGGAAATAATGATATTCTTGATTATCTTTTAGAAAGGTTTGTTTCAGAAACAAATCATGAAAAGGAACTGTTTTATGCATCCATAATAGATCATATCTATAAATATGGTTTAAGCAGACTTATGAGCCTTGCTATGAGCAAAAGGCAAAGGATTATAAAAAAGTATTCAGAAAATCCTATAGTTTTTAGTTCATTGACGTTCAGAGGTAGAAGCCGTTTAGCATCAGATATTGTTTCGTATAATAAAAATTTTAATTCTAAAATTAAAGCTTTTATAAATATATCATGGGGCAATAACGATAGAAAAAAGTTAACTATACCAGTTAAGTATTCAAAAGATTTTCATAAAGATATGAAACGATATACTAATGGTAGAGATACAACATATACATTATGTTTTGATGAAAATAACAGAATAAGAATCATTCTTAGTTATGAGGATGAAAGAGATATTCCAGATAATAAAACAAATTTTATTGGTATAGATGTAAACAGTAAACATAATCTCATGCAGTGTTCAAATGGGGAATCGATTGATTATGATCGAAATCTTGTTGAAACTTTAAGTAATGAACTTTTAAAGGTTGATTCACTTAAATCTAATAAAGATTATGTAATTGGGAAAAGAAAAGCCCATAAAATAAAGCATCTTACAAATGAACTTAGATCAACAATTAGATATGAAATATCATCATTATGTAAAAAATTAAAATCAACAAATATAGATCATGCCGTGCTTGAAGATTTAAATGGCTTTGAAGATAAATGTTTCTGTAAAGATGAAAATGGTCTTAATTATAATAGAAGAATTAAGCTTCTTAAATTATCTTCTATTAAAGATGAATTTGAACATATTGCTAGAAAATATGGTATTGCAGTATCATTAGTTCATTCATACTATACATCTCAGCAATGTTTAATGTGTGGTTGTATTGATAAAAACAATAGAAAAACTCAAGAAGAATTTGAGTGTATTGAATGCGGCTATAAATCAAATGCTGATTTAAATGCCAGCAGAAACATTTTAAAAAGAGTAGTTTCGACAGTGTTAAGGAACAAACTTTTAAAAAATAGTAAACTTGGTAATGGAACTTATGAACCTAAACTGTTAAACAGACATAGGGTAAAAGAAGTTTTATTATCGTTACGTTACAACCTATCAACAATAGGCGAAGAAGCTATGAATTCTACTTAATTCAAGTAGTTTAAATAGTTTTTAGGTAACGTATAATTATCAGTACCCTAAGTATTATCAGGTTAAAAACAAAGAAACTGTGGATATCTAAAACTTTCATTTTTAATCATTTTTTAAAATTAATTATAAAAAAGTGCTTTAAATTTTTTTCGATATCTTTATATAAAGAATATATAAAAATACTTTAAAAAGAGTTTTAACACTAAATCAAATCAAATCCAGAACTTAAAATAAGAAAAGTCCATTGCGTATTTTTTATTACGTAACAGACTTTTCGCAAAAGTTCATAACGTATTTTTAAAGGCTTTTATAATCCCAGACTATTTTTTCAACATCTTCAATTGTTTTAGCATTTTCAACTTCCCCTTTTAAATCATTTGAGTAGAAAACAACCTTTTGAACTTCTAATCTCATTTTTCTTGCGAGTTCAACGAGTTCGCCAAAGGTTAAATCAACCGGTTTATTTGATTGTGATATCCACTTTTGAACAATTGCTGTTTCGTCTAAACCGCTATCAATCTGATCTTTCCAATCTTGAATTGTTCCTGAAATTCTTAATAATGATGTATCATCAATATCAAAACATCATTTTTAAATTTTACATTGCCGTTGTTTAAAAAATTATTTTTTTTTCAAAACTAATTTCACTTAGTTTAAATTTCTTTTTCTGTAATAAAGTAAATATTATTAGAATAATGCCTAATGATATATCGTGGAATCATCAATTAGATTTTATTTTTGATCCATATATAGTTCATCATTTAGGACCTTAGGCATTGTAAATAAATAACTTCCGAAATTTATCTACATTTATAAGCTCATTCGTTTAGAAGCTTGAAATAAATTCCCGTTTCTAAACGAAATTCTTACAGGATTAGCCACATCCGCTACTTCCAGTTTTGCTGTTTCACAGCTAAACGTAGGAATTACTTTTCTAATAATATTCAATGCCCCATTAACATCACTGTTAATAGTTTTTCTATCTGAAGTCCTAAACAATCCTCTTTTAATTCGTTTTCCTTGATACTTATCATGATGACACATTTCCTCATTATCAAAGAATGAACATTTTGAGGTATAGGATTCCTCAGTTGTTATAACATCTATACCTTTATCTTTAGCTTTATAAGTTATCATATCAATTAAGATATCAAAAGGTATTTCAACAAATTTTTGATTATTTTTCTTTCCGAGTTTAATCTCTTGTTTCCATTCTTTATTCAATCCAATGAATATGGCAGTAATACCATTAGAAACTGCTTGATTGATTAAATACGTAGATATTTTATGAAAATAATCTTTAATTTTGTTATAACGGTTTTTCGTTATCGAGTAAATTTTATTCGATGTATACTTTTCTTTCCCCTTTTTAGTTAATTTAGATTGCAGTTCTGATACATATTTATTATAAAACTGATTTATTGCTTTAACCGGTCTACCATCAAATATAATAGGGTTTATCCCCTTAACATTTGATGCTACAGTAATTAGGTTGTCTAAACCTAAATCAGCCCCCATATAACGGTTATTCTTTTCTTTAAGTTCAACTTTCGGAACTTTATACATTATAACAACTTCAATATGAGATGATTTTTTAACAACATCAACACGTTGAATATCTTTATAATCAATACCATCAGGAATTTTGAATTTGGTATTTATGCCGGTTAATTTTATATAACCGTTTCTAAGTTCCTTAGTTGATATACCATTTTTCGTATAAGAAAGTTTGTTACGACCTTTTACTTTATCTTTATATTTAGGTATTCTAGCTGTTTTATCACCATTCTTTAATTTTTCAAAGAATGATATAAAATCATTACATGATTGAATACATGTTTGTTGAGCATTAACGACTGGTAAAGCCCTATAATCAACTTGATTTGAATCTTGAAGCATTTTAATAAGATCAACAAAAGTTAAAAATGACTTCATCTCGCTTTTCAATTTTGGATCTTGGCAATCTCTTTTTGTGAAAAAATTATTTCGTTGAATATAGAGACATGTATTATATAAATTTTTAGATAAAAACATATTGTGGTCAAGTTCTTTTTCAGCTTGACTTCCTCTTTTTACTTGTAATTTACGTACACGTATTTCTTTGTTTTTATCTATCATAATTGTTATAATACTATAGTATCTATAATAATGCAATAAAAATTTTAAATATTTTTGTATATATTTATATGCATTAAATTTCGGAAGTTATTTATTTACAGTTCCTTATAAACCATTCTCGAATATACCTGATAATTTTAAATACAATAAAAAAATTTATGTATTTCAAAAACGAATATATCGTATTTATGAAAGAACTTTTAAACATTCCATTTTTTCAATAATTACTTCGAAAAAGCCGCCAGTCGGCGGCGACAGAAGTTAAGCGTCCAATTGATCGTAGTCTGCTCCATCAGCGATTGTGCCCACAGAACTTCCCGGCAAAGCCTGACCTTTAGCAGGGTTCTTTCTAAGACCAAGGTACGCATACTTGTGCAAATAAACCTGTCTAAGTTCAGAGTCATCAGCGATGTTCCAATCAATCAAGAATCTCTCTCGAATGCCATCATGAACGTTTGCAGCATCGTATTGAGCTACGGAGTTACTACGTTCTACTCGTATTGCTTCGCCGACAATCTTAGTACCAGCAGGCGCGTTGATAACAAGATTAGGATCGCTTGAGTCTTTAGCCATAGCGCTAAATGCAGATCTATCTGAGAAGCAAATGCAGTACGAGCCAGCGATTGTAGTGCCTGCGTTCGCAAGTTCAAGATAAAGCGCTGGCTGGCTGTCACGCACGTCTAGTCCAAGTTCCACATTATCGTACAGAATGATGAAGCCCCATACGTTAGTACCGAAATTATTGTTATCAATAATCATGCGGCAGCCGTGTACGAACGCCAATCGGCCAGAACCATAGCAGCGGAAGAAAGTCTGTCCGTTGATTGGCGCTGACGGAGCAATAGAGCAACGAAAGTCAATTCCGTCAAGGCTTAGTGAAGACACGCTATTGAACGAGATTTCCCATGAGCAACGGAACGACGGACGCGATGAAGCGGCTGACTCAACATAAGTGTTGCAGTTGACTACCACGGCGCGGTAGTCACTGTCTATGTAAGAACCGCCGTCAAGCACTTTTATCTGAATGGTGTTTCCCGGGAAAGTATGAATGTTGGTCTGGGTTATGGCGTAACCGAGCGTTGCGAATGGGTGATTCTGTGTTGAACCCCACGGATTGCCGTTCTCATCATCGCCCCACTTATCCGCAGCGTTAGTCTTGCCGACATACCATACCGACGGAGTATCGGAGATGTTAGGGGTAACAGTAATGTGACAGTTGCCGTCTTTATCGAATGAGCCTGAGCCAGTGACATAGCCGTCGATGATAACATCGCCTTCTGTAATAGGATTTGCCGGAAGTTTAGCTTTAATAGCTAATCCACCCACAGTACCCAAAGTAACTTCTGCATTCCATTGCAGATTTGAATTTCCGGCAGTACTTGTAACATTAAAGGTAGTTCCATTTAAACTCAATCCAGTACCGGCACTATATGTTGTATTGTTATCCTGAGTCTGAAATGAACCTAAAGTCTGTCCATTAACATTCTTATATGTTACAGTTCTGCCGGAAACGGTAATACTTCCTACAGCTTGGGATTTTAAATTATCATTTGCAGTTGCGAGATCACTAGGGGTAGTAAAAGTTGTTAAATTCTGTGTTATCTTTCTACCGGATGATGAATATGTAATGCTTGCAACACCGTTGCCAGAACCGGATGTGTTAATACCGAATTCATCAGCTTTTAAATAATTTGCATATGTATTTGTTTTATCAAAAACATTTGAAAATCCGCTGCGTTTAACATACAGTTGACCGCTTGCTTTATTCTTGATTTTGGTGTTTGCTGCCATGGTGGTAAGTGCTAAATCACCATCAATAGTACCACCATTTTCATAGGTGAAGTTCTTTGATATGTCATTATAAGCCATTGAAAGCCCTCTTTTTAAAAATATTTGTAATATTATATATATTTATATATAATATTTAAATATTTTTTAAAAATGCTTTTAAAGAGGGTGTAAATGTTATACGTTTCTGAAATAGAATTAAAAAGTCTTATAATCAGGATTAAAAATGCACGTATTACAAATATGCGGAAATGCTATGTGACAAATGCAGATGATTCTGAAAAAAATATTTTAGCTAATAATTATATTGATAATAGAGTACGATTATATAATAAACTATCAAATTTAAGTTTTGATAATTCTGAGCAGAATTCAAAATTGAAACGTATACGAAACCGTTTGAAGAATCAAATTCTCAATAAATCCACTTTAGTTCCGATTGATTCTGCATCTTATGAACTTTTCGGACGTGATGTGATGTTGATTGTTGAAAGAATCCTCACCAAATCCCAGTTCCGTGGTTACAGCTACCATGATGAATTTAAATCCGATGCATGTTATAAAGTTCTTAAATACATTGATAACTTTGATTATACCAAAGTATCAGCAATTACGAAACAGCCGGTTTCAGCATTTTCATATATCAGTACTATTATTCATAATTCTTTTATAAACATTATAAACAAGGAAACTGAAACAAACGAGTTTATACAGAAACAAGTTTTGATGCAAAAAGCAAAACTTGGAATGCTTGATGATTTTGTTAATGAACGCAATCCAATCAAACCGGATTTATCCTTGAAAAGTACTATCTATATTGATGATAAATCAAATCTTGTTGATACATGTAATGAATATCTTGCACGGTATGAAAACAATCTGAAAGATCCGAAATTTACGATTGAAATAGTATGCAATAAACCGATAGATGATGAAGAATACCTTTTTGCTGAATTGATTATGCACCGTCATAACAATGTTAAAATTATTCAAAATCAACCAAATCAGTTCAAGTCTTTTGAATTGTAAATAAAAAACTCTCTCAAAATGTTTGAGAGAGTTTTTAATTCTTATCCATTTAAAATATCTAAAATATCATCTTCACTCATAGTTTCTGGATCATCATCTGAGGAAGAATCATCATTCTCTTGATTGCCATTATCGCCACTGTTATCATTATTGCCAGTGTTGTCATTGACATCAGGTATATTGCTATTGCCGTTATTGTCAGTATTGTCAATATCAGCATTATCGTTTTCATCTGTTAAATCACTTCCAAAAATATTTAAGATATCTTCATCATCAATTCTGACAAAATCATCCATACAATTACATGTTTCCGAACTATGTCCACTGTTTCCGTTCACAGGAACCATTGGAACAGGATAAACCGGCATGAATCCATAAGGGAATTTAGGTTTATGATGTTTCTTTTTATGTTGCGGTTTTTCACATGTATGTGAATGTTCACCGTCAGTTCCGCTTATGGTAATATCCTCATAATCCTGAGTTGGAACAACTAAAATTTTTAAAATACCATTAACAAATGATGAACGTATTTTAGCACCTATATAGGCATTGTTCAAGTAAATTTTACGGTTTATATCCTTTGACGGAATATTCCTTTGAATGTATTTAAGTTCATCTTCACAATTGCAATCAGAACATGTACAGATATTTTTGTCTGTATATTCAGCATCAATGCATATAGTGCTTCCATTATAACGAACATGTAGATCATCTTTATTAAATCCTGCAAGTGAAACTTCAATCAAAACATACTTACTTTCAGGGAAATAACCTATATTTGTCAATGGATAGGTACTTTCCGTTTTCTGCTGGTTAGTGTTTACAACTTCTAAATTCCTAGCAGATGAAAAAGTCTGCCGATGCTTATCAAACACATCATTTATAGAGTTAAAATTAGTTACGTAATACATACAACACCCCTAACCTTAATTATTTGATGCAACAATGTTAAGTGTTGATGGATCGTACATGCTAGGTAAATCATTATCCTCGCTGTTTCTACCAACAATGAAATCGGTAAATGTAAAGGTAATATCAAATTCCTGTACCTGATCGTTCTGGTCTGCAGAAACTTGAATTTCCGAAACTTCTGACGGAAATACATTATGAAATTCATAACTTGCAGTTTCGTTTTGATCTGAGTCAAGCTGTGCAATTACCATAGTAATCATCAATTCAGCCGGTACACCGGAATGTGAGTTAGCCTGAAAGTGATCACATGCTTTCATCCATTCAAAAAATGCACGGCGGATATTATGTTCCTCAGTATTATAAAATGTGCAGTTCCAGTTATTTTGATACTGGGTGTCTCCCGGCAATACAAGTTTTCTACCTTGATTGAAAACTTCAATCTGTCCTATCGTTTTAGACGGAAAAGATGTAGATTTACACAATACCGGCAGTGAGTTCAGCACAGTGCTGGGAATTGATAAAACACTTGGGAATGATATATACACTCTATATTTGTTTGCTCTGGCACCAGCACCAATATATTTTTTGAGTTCGGTTATTTTGTTGCTCATTTTAGATCCCTTTTAACAAATTTGTTTTATTTATATTTATATTTTTTACATTAAAATCTACATAATTTGAAACCAGACAACGCATCTTGCAGTAGTGTTTATATCACCAAAGTAGTACTTGTTTGTACTTAAATCATGCCATACCGGAAACTTCACATTGTCTAAATCTATTAAAAAGCTGTAATCCGGCGGTGTATTCTGTGAAATTACCATAAAGGAATTTTCAAGAACTTCCTTTGAATGTTCAGGAATTTGATATGCTCTCCATAACGCTTCTACTGCCATCTTTGCAGTCATACCAGTAGCATACGGCTCGTAACCATCTAATGTAGCCATTTAAAAACCTCACTCTATTTAAATCTGATCTTAGTTGGGTAAATAAATTTAGAAAGATTCAATCGTGCAACGTCAAGCAGATATTTCGGTTCAAGAACCGTTGCTTTGCGTGACATGTGTGTTTTGATATAACATCTTAAACACAGTTTATATCCGTTTCTTTTAAGAAACGGTTTCAACTTTGCATAATCAAACTTCAATGGAAAATTTATTTTTCCGCTATGTGTATTTATATTTATAATATATTCAATCAATTTCAAACGTTTATCAAGGTTAATCCAGTGGAAATTAACCCCAAGCATGTGATTACGGCTTACTTTAAGAATAAGTACCAAAGGATATTTATCAAAGATAATCTTATCTTTAGCCTTTGCATCGTATTCAAAAAATAAAATACCCCCTGCATGTAATCTTCTTGCACCCCAGAACCCGCTTATATCCACCTTGTTTTCAAGCATGGTTTTAAGCATATTCTTTGCTTCATCGTGGGTCAGTTCCTTAATCTTTTTACCAAAGAAAAAATCATGAACTGAGGATTTAATTTTATTCCATGAAAAGAAAGCCATAAAAATTCTCTTAAAATCTTGAAATAGATCACTTTTTGTAATATATTTATATATATAATATTTATAATTATTTTTCAAAAGGAAATTTAAAAATGATTCAGAAAATTAATATGAATTCAACCGAATTTAAACCAAATGGGGATTTAGTACTTGTTAAAGTGCAGCAGAAAAGAAAAGATGATGAAAAAACAAGTGCATTCGGCATTGTTATCGAACAGGCAAAACTGAAATCTGTTAATGATAGACCGTCATACGGATGCGTTATTGCAGTAGGCTCTAAAGTAACTGATATTGAAGCTGGTGACTGGGTTGTATTCCCTAATACCGATGGTCAGGATGTTCATTTTAATGATACTGAAGAAAATTACTTGACAGATGATTTAGCACAATTTATAATACTCAGACAAGTTTCAATTCTGGGTAAGAAGATGTAAAAATGTTGAAAAGTATCAACCCTAAAAATATTAAAGTATATGACATTCTTGCAAAGACTCCATCTGATACAAGAATTAAAATCCGTGAACAGCGTACAAAAGGTTCACCGGATATCGTATACTTTAATGATACGGTTGATTCTTTCTTCAATTGCAGAGAGGTTTCATTAAAAATTGCTGAAAAACTTTCGGTTCTTTCAGTCAATAAAATATATGTAAAGCATAAAAAGCTTGTTATAGAGGTGTCTAATCCAAAAATTCAAACATAATGGTCATATTCTTACTCCTGTCAAAATGTAAAGTCCCATTTATGGGACTTTTTTGATTTCAATGACAAAAGATGTCACACTTGATAATTCTTTGACAGTATTTGAATTATATAAAGCCTTGATATTTGCAATAAGCGGAACATCATGGGTATAGGTAATCTTTCTATTTGATAAATCAACACCATCTTGGAATACTTTACATCTAATATTTAAAATATCCGAATCTGTATGATTGGTAATATATCTGAAATCAGATAAGATAGTTTCCTCAAAATCATGGGAAACCGGATTATTCATATATACATCAATTCTAACTTCTTTATTAGTTCTTAGATCTTTGAAAATCTTATAACCTCGAATTCCGGGGTATGTTTCTTCTTCCTCTATGAACTCGCAACCCTCAATAGCTATAGATTCTGTATGCACAGTTTGACCAAGTTTTATATTTGAAAGCTGAATAACAAATACATCATTCTCAGTTGATTCCGGTTCATCACTTGCCGGATTTGAACTTCCTGTAATGTCTGAACTTGTATTTGATGTGTCTAAAAAATCTAAATCATCTGTATCGGCACTTTTTGAACTTTTCTTGCCGTAAACAATCGGTATTGCAGCAAATTGATCTTCCTCTTTAGTATAATAACCTAAAAAGATATCAACTTCATTTGGATTGATGTTAAAAGTTTCCAAGATTATAATCCTCTTATATTATATATAATATTATTTATATTTTTCATTTTAAAATTGATAGATATAAATACATAATGGATAAATTAAAAAATATAGGAATCAGATATATGACATTCAAGGAATTCTTAAAGATTGCTGGAATTATTTCCGAAAGTAAAACGACAATAAACAATACTGCAGTATTTAAAAATCCTACAAGTATTAAAGGGGAATTTGTATCAATCGATGGCACTAATAAATTTTTCAGGTATCAAGGCAAAGATAGCGCACGTTCTAAGTATAGACGTATTCCATTAAATAAACATATGATCCCTAAGATTAATGAGGTTTTAGAATGTATACATCATTATTGCAATTTAGAGTTAAACAGTTCAATAAATCGTTATATAATAATAGATAATAGAAAGAAAAATACTAATATGTTTAAATATTTAGGTTTGGAATTTAATAATAAAACAGATATCAATAAGGTAATTAAATACATATTTCTAGCCATCACACCAAATAATTTTAATGCTGATTATGGCGATGATCAAGATTGGTTATTTGAATTTGTTATAAGAAATTTTCCAAACAAAAAAACATATTGCAAATCATTTTAAAAAAATAGATGATGCCATTTTAAAAAAGAATGGTCGAAACTTGTTAATAAAAATGACGTTTCGTTCAATAGCAAACAAAACAGGAATTCTGCCATCATCAGATAATTACATTTACATAAATAGTAAGTTCATGGTTTTACGAGATATATCTATGCATTTAATTAAAAGTCCTCACTAAAATTAATCCCCCAAATTATAATGGGGATTATTGTTATAATATCATGACAATTCTACACCTTCGCCATATGTGCCGGTCAAATCGGTTTCCATTAGTTCCTCGATTAATTTTTGATTGCTATATATTGTTTTCAATTCCTCAGGATACTTCTTTTTAAGTTCATCAACCAGTTGATGTATCCTTTTATTAAAATACGAGCAGTCAAAATTATCAAAATTCATCTCTTTAATTGGGGATGGATCAATACCCAAAATCTCAAGTATACTTCTTATTCGATCAAAAAAGTACTCCTGAACTTCACCTTTCCAGCAAGTACACCCAAACATCATTTCATAAGGTATATATGTTAAGGCATCATAAACAGCATATATAAGTTGCAATTTTGAGTATTCTTCTAATTTCATAATGTTACCCCCCATTCTGTATATAATAAGTATATAAAAAATAGTTTAGAAACGCAATAGTTAATATGTATATGTTTGACGTATATCACATATAAAGTTATTATTATACAACCCAAACAATCAATAAACTATTTCAAAATCTCAAAAGTTTATTGATACTTTGAAAGGATTTGATTACTTTTTAACCACTTTGACTAAGGATTGAAATATTCAATATTGCCTTTTTTAAGAATGGGAACTTTTCCAAAAACAGTACCTATGAAGTCTTTGCCGGATATCATTCCCCAACGGTTTCAAGGTTTGAATGTTTAAACTTCCGTATTCAATTTCAGAAAGTTCATTAAAAATTTTTATTACGTTTTTCATATATATAAATATATATAATAATAATTCAGGAGAAAAAATGAAAACATTAAACGAAAGAATATCTGAAAAGTTTTCAGAATTAAAAGAATATATAATATATTTATATGAATACAGAGATTTTGATATCTCAAAGTTCGGAAAATATCTTTTAAAAAAGTATTACCGGCTTTCACTGTTTGATAATTCAAATCTTATTACCAAGGTTAATGCTAAACAGGTTAAAATCCCCGGTACTGACAGTTATAATTTTAACAATGCAGATTATTACAAGTATAATTATGATTCATACAATTACAGACATCCTATGAATTTAAGAGATGTTTTAATGCTGATAGATAAGATTTATAAGATTTACGGTGCTGAGTCTATACCGGAACTATATAAACTTATTGAAAAGAACATGGAATAAGATGATACTTGATACTGCAACAATCATTCAGCTTAAAGAGAATAAATCTTTAATCACCTTTGAACTTCTTGAAGCATTACGTGCTAAAGGAAATGAGGGTAAACAGCTTTGTCTTGATATTCTCGATACAAAGAAAGATGAAGAAGATTATTATCTTGATGCTTTCGGGGGAAGAATCACATACAAGTCTGAACGTGATTTAAAGAAAGCATTCACTCGAATGAACCTAGATCAAATACATATTGATGAGATTAAAAGATGTGCAAGTGATTTCAATTATTTCAGAAGTAACTATGTTAAAATCAAGACCCCTACTTCCGGCATATCATTTCCTGATTTCAGACCGTATCAGGATGAATTCATAGAGCATATTTTAAATCCGTATGAAAAGCTGATTTCGTTGCAGCCAAGACAGGCTGGTAAAAGTGTAACCATCGGTAGCTGGCTAAGTTGGGAATACACGTTCGATCACGATAAGGATATCGGTATTTGCGGAAATGATTCAAAATGTGCATGTGAAGTTCTTGATAAAGTTAAAAACATGCTGAATCTACTTCCAATGTGGATGAAAGTCGGTACAACGATCTGGAATTTAAAAACCATTGCTAACGAAAACAAAATGCGTATAATGACTTCTGCATCAACCTCAAAAAATCCGTTCCGTGGTTTTACATGCAGTATAATCATTGTTGATGAATGTGCATTTTATGAGCCGCAGGCATGGAAAACATTCAAAGATGCTGTGTTCCCATCTCAAAGTGGTTTACCATGGAAAAAGAACATTATAATAAGTACCGCAAACGGTATTAACCATTTTTCTGAAATTTGGAACAATTCCGAAAAGCGAAAACTTATTAAAAATGTAAAACCAACCGAAACAGTTCAACTCAATAACGGTAAGATTATTACCATTGATGAATACTACAAAAACAAATGTCAAATTTAGGAAATATCTGCAAACTTTTTAAAGTTTGTATGTTATTTCCGCAATGCCGTTATGCTTTCGAGTTTCAAACGGTTTCCCTACTTTTTCAGGATTCTTAATTGTATGATTCTTAAGAATGCTGTTAATATTGATACTTTGAGGGGGTTTTATGGATTCCGTAACAGTTAGAGCCTTGCTCTAAGATGGTTACAACTGATTAAAAAGTGAACAAAATCTTTCAAACATGCAATAAACTATTGGTAAAAGCCAATAGTTTATCATCACTTTGAGCATGTTTTTGGATTCCGTAATAGTTAGAGCCTTGCTCTAAGATGGTTACAACTGATTAAAAAGTGAACAAAACCTTTCAAACATGCAATAAACTATTGGTAAAAGCCAATAGTTTATCATCACTTTGAGCATGTTTTTGGATTCCGTAATAGTTAGAGCCTTGCTCTAAGATGGTTACAACTGATTAAAAAGTGAACAAAATCTTTCAAACATGCAATAAACTTTTGCCCTTTGGCAATAGTTTATCATCACTTTGAGCATGTTTTTGGATTCTGTAACAGTTCAGAACTGTGTTCTAGTATCATACAACTGATTAAAAAGTGAACAAAACCTTTCAAACATGCAATAAACTATTGCCCTTTGGCAATAGTTTATTGATACTTTGAGCATGTTTTTGGATTCTGTAACAGTTCAGAACTGTGTTCTAGTATCATACAACTGATTAAAAAGTGAACAAAACCTTTCAAACATGCAATAAACTATTGCCCTTTGGCAATAGTTTATTGATACTTTGAGCCACTTTTATGGATTCTGTACCCATCAAGAACCCAGTTCTAGTATCATACAACTGATTAAAATGTGAACAAAACCTTTCAAACATGCAATAAACTATTGCCCTTTGGCAATAGTTTATTGATACTTTGAGCCACTTTTATGGATTCTGTACCCATCAAGAACCCAGTTCTAGTATCATACAACTGATTAA